TTTTAGAACCATTGTTATCGATGAAGCCCATCACGCAGCTGCTCCTACTTATCGTAGGATCCTCGATTATTTTGAAAATGATTTTACTCTTGGTGTAACCGCAACCCCACAAAGATCTGACAATACGCGCTTGACAGACGTATTCGATGAGATAGTATACTATAAGACAATAGTTGATCTTATTGAAGAAGGTTGGCTATCAAGAATTGTTGGATACCGTATCCAAACGGATACAGATATTTCGGAGGTTAAGACACAACATGGAGACTACGTTGCTTCCCAGTTGGAAGATGCTATTAATACTCCTAAGCGCAATGCTACTATTGTTGCTAGCTATATGGAGATATGTGGTACTGCTAAAGCCATTGCCTTTGCGTCGGGAGTCGAACACGCTCACGACCTGGCCTCATCCTTTAGGCAAGCGTCGATAGCGGCAGAAGTTATTATTGGTTCAACTCCTTCTGATAAACGTCACCAAATACTTTCCCGTTTTGCTTCCGGTGAAACAAGAGTATTGGTTAACGTTGGCGTTCTTACTGAAGGCTTTGATGAACCATCTGTAGAAGCTATTATACTTGCAAGACCTACACGATCAACGTTACTATATACACAGATCGTTGGTCGTGGAACCCGTCTATTTGAAGGGAAGGCTCATTGCAAAGTATTGGATTTTGCAGACACCACCAAAGGCAAGAAGCCTCTTGGCCTTCCGTCATTACTGGGTTTACCCCCGGACTTCGACCTTGGAGGACAAGATTTAGTAGACGTCGCAAACAGGTATAAAGAACTTGAAGAGTTCTGTCCCGGTGAAGCTGTACGTGTACTAAATCCTGAAGATATCGAACTCGCCTATAAGCGTATCGATCTCTTTATGCCTCCGCCTCCAAACGAAGTTGTACAACAATATTCTCGTTTCGTTTGGGCAGAAGTTGCTGAAAATGATTTCCATTTAGCAGTAGATTCAAACAATTCATTTAGAATATTTGTAGACACTCTTGGTAGATGGACTGTTACTCAAACAACTAAGGTTGATACAAAAACTGAAGTTAAACTTTTGGGACATCCTGAAGATATGCGTGATGCATTTGTCAGATCTGATAAGTGGATTGTTAGACGATACAATACTAATCTGATAGAATCAGATGCACCATGGAGAGCAGATTCTCCCACCGATGCTCAAAAGAAAACTCTTAAACGTATTGGTGTACCAATCACAGCAGACATGACTAAAGGTATTGCTTCTCAGATTATTGGTAAATATTATGAGAACAATCCTAAACCTCAATGGTTACAGAACAAGATTAATTATAATAAAGGAAGATGGTAATGAAAAAGATTATTTTAGCAGCAGCTATTGCACTGCCGCTAGTTTCTTGTGGTGGCAAAGAAATTGTATACCTTGAATCAACAGACACAGCACCCGCTGAGGAGCCAGCTGAAGAGCCAGTAGAAACAACTGCTGCACCAACAACTACGCAGGCTCCTACTCCTGCAACTCGTCCCACTCTTCCTCCCGAGCCAGAAGAGCCCCCAATGAATGGCTACCAGCCTGATGTTTATCTTGACATTGTTCAAGAGAACATTCCTTACTGGTATTACAGCTACAGTGATGAGAACCTTACTGGTTTAGGTATCGCCATCTGCGATGAACTTGACGCAGGTACTCCAGTTGATAGACAGCTTGTGAATATCATTATGATGGTCCAAGATATTGATCCAGACCTTGCTGACGATTCTGGACTCTTTATGCGTTACGTAGTTCGTTACATTTGCCCAGAACATTATGTTCAGATTGAAGCGTTGAATAACTGATATGAGATATTTTTTTTTAAAAATTAAACTTATATTTGTTCTTATTAAAGATAAAATTTTTTATCTTATTACCAAAAAAGAAAAGTATAACAACAAAGATAGATACATTTATTAGGCATCATGCTATTTCCTGAAATAAAAAATACATATGAAGAACGAAATATAGATATTGAATCTATTATAAAACTTTCTAAAGTAGCTTCAGGAGACTTTCGCAACTGTGCAGAAAATGCTGATTTTTCTGCTCAAGAAATCGTTGATCAATTTTATAAAGTTCACGGTAACTTTCCTTATGCTGTAAATTCTTTTAATTTAGTTGGTGAGGAGATTAATCACCAAGCTCCTGTTTTAGCTATAGGATGTTCTGTTACTGCTTCTGTGGGAATTCCTCATCAGTTAACTTGGCCTAACCTTTTAAGAAAAGTTCACAATACTGATGTTAACGTAATCGCATCTCCTGGATTAGATATTTCAGAAATAACAAGAATACTTAACGTTTATCTTATTTCAGAAAACTTTTCTACTCCAGAAGCTGTTTACATACTTGCTCCAGACATATTAAGAACTAAACTTATAAACTTTCATAAATTTTCTAAAAAGAACATTTTTGATCATATTACTTTAAACTATAATAATAATTTAGGCTTTATAATCAAAAGCACACTTGCATCTCTGAAAGATAAACATCTTAAAAAATATTATCCTTCTGTATCATACACTCTTTTAAACAGACTATCTGCTTTAGAAATGTGTGTTTCACTTTGTAGAGCGTTTGGTGTAAAGATTATCATTTCTTCTTGGGAAATGTACACACAAAAAATATTTCAAGATTTAGGTTATGTATCAGATCTTGAACAAACAAACTGCTTTTCTAATGAGTCACGCTCATGGAACATGGTAAATCAATGTACTAAGCATGACTTTGAAGTTCCTGAACATTTAAAACCTTTTTGGGATTCGGCTGTAGATAAACCACACTTTCATCCAGGTCTTCATTCTCATATACACTACTTAGAAAACTTTTTGCAGAAAGACATGGATTATCGTATTTTAGATGATTTAAGTTACGACCCTGTCTGGCTAGACTACATCTCATTATGATATACTTCAAGGATGCAAAAAATGAGTTACTCAAATATTTATTTAAAGAACCCTTACAAGCAATACGATTATGTTTCTGATTCTTTAAGTAATACCGATAACTCATTTCTTTCTGCTGCAGCTAAAATTGCTCAGACTTCTAATTATAAATATAGAATGGCTGCACTTTTAGTTAAGTCTGGCAGAGTGTTGGGTGGTGATGTAAATGTTCCTCGCATCACCCCCGACACTCCGCCTAAAAGATGCTCCACTCATGCAGAAATTCGAGTTCTAAAAAACGTTAAAAATACTTTAGGTTCAACTATCTATATAGCTAGACTGCTACTAGATGATACCATTGCTATAGCCAAACCTTGTGTTTGGTGTCTTGAATCCATTATTAATTCAGATGTTTCTCGTGTTGTTTTCACTTGCAATGACAACACTTCAGATTCTTTTTACACTAATATGATTTCCTGGAATCACTAATGGAATATACAATACCTCTTAAATACTTACAGTATAATCCTTTTACTGCTCCAGAATGCTATAATCCTACTGAAGATATCAGTCAAAATAAAGTCAGAGCATTATTTATATCTTCTGATAAAAATATGTCTCCTTTAATTTTAACTGATTATTCCTCAGTTATACTTGATACATGTTTTGAAGATAATGAAATAAGAATTCTTAATTGTTTAAATAATTATCATATTTTTTATGAGCCTTATCTACAGTGGTCTGTATCATACTCTAATTACATTGCTACAATGTTGATTAGAAATGATCAAATATATTTAGATGGATCTTTGATAACTGATTCTATATCTGGTAATGTAATAATTTTTGGTTCAATAAATCCTTTTACTGGTGTTATTGACGGTAAAGATTATTCTGTTCCATATGAAATAATAGAGCAGGCCTCAAGAGTCTATGAAACCTATACCTAGAGATAAGCTTAAAGTACATAAAAGAAAATGTACAGAATGTTCTGAGTTTTCTATCGAAGTAAATCAATCAGTAGTTTTTGAAAGACTTTTATGTCCTGATTGTTTAATTCTTCTCTTAAGACAATCGTTCTTTAGAGATTAAAGATCATGCAAAAGCATGAATGGGGGGAAATATATAAAACCATATATTTCACCAAAGGAAAAGGAAATGAGTATAACTATTGCCATAGGCAACGACCCCACAGATATAAAAAGATTAAATACAATAAAACAAGTTTTAGAATCTCAAGAAGAAAAACCAGAGATTGTAGACGTAAAGTCTTGGGTTTCAGATATCCATAGATTCCTAACTGACCCATCAGTTTTTGCAGAGATGTAATTCTCTGGCCCGAGTGGCGGAATGGCAGACGCCGAGGACTTAAAATCCTCTGATCGAAAGATCGTGCGGGTTCGAGTCCCGCCTCGGGTACTTCTCAGATAAGTAAATAAAACAATTATCAATCTGGTTGGTGGGTAATGGGCTTATCTGAGATTCATTTTATTGCAGTAAGGCAAACTTATCCTAGTTCGCGTGAACACTTACTGCAATAAATCCTTAGTCAATAAATTATATTCTACGAAGATCATTATAGCTCTACCAAACCTATTGATGGTCGTCTTTCTTTTACGTAGAGAACATTTATTGGCTAAGGTAATTTCTGTGACCGTTATGTAGGGATCGTGATGTGTTATTTACATTTAATACATCGTGTTTAACGTGTCACATAGGCGGTAGCTGTTTAATCTGTTCGGCGGCTACCGCCTAACTCCCGCCTTTAGCTCAGTTGGTAGAGCAGTGGACTTTTAATCCATTGGTCCTGGGTTCGAGCCCCAGAGGGCGGACTATCATTAACCTTAAAAGGAGAAACACAATGACAAAAACTGACACTACTTCAAATTACTCTTTAACAAGATTTGACACTTCTTCTGACACCATGACTTTCACCTACAATAATCCAGAACTTGGTTCTACAGTTGTTCTGGAAATTGAAACTGGACCAGGCGCAGGTGCCGTTGTTCTTCACAAAGGTGAAAGACTTAGTGGAATGATGATTGATGATGTCGTTGATTTCATCTTTCACAACGGTGACATTTTAAACTAATTACTTATGATTTTAAATACAACATACATTGAACCAGGTACATTAGTTGGAGATACTCAAAGAAAAGTTACTCTAGCCTCCAAGATTAGAGAAGCTGGAGATGGCACTTATCCTGTTTGGATTGCTATCTGCACTGACCCTAATGGGTATCATCAATATGTTGTTTGGGATATTGCTCTTCGCCCAGAAGGTCCTTACGCTTCTAATGGAGATTACTTCCATAATATCAAAGATGCTATGGAGTGTTACATTCAACGAGGCGGATCTTAAAAAAATTTTTTCTCTTAGTTTGTTCCAATAATAGTATACTGTGATATACTGTTGGAGCACAAATACGGAGGCCAGATGCAAACAATACACTTAACACTCGATATGATTATCGAAGTCCCTGAGGACGAGAAAGCAAAAGACATACTTGTTATTCAAGAACTCTTGAGTAAATTGTATGTCGGAGAAGATCACTATGAAGGTGATGTTTTCTCAGTTAAGGATATTACCCTTAGCACTTTTGTAAAGGAAAAGTAATGGCATTAGCTAAATTTAGAAAGATAGTCGGAGGTGCCAAAAACAAGGCAACCAAAGACCTTTCAACTAGTCCCAAGAAAAGTGATAAGGATAAGAAGACTAAGTAGTCTTCAGCCGGATTAGCTCAGTTGGTAGAGCACTTCACTTGTAATGAAGATGTCGCGGGTTCGAATCCTGCATCCGGCTCTGTATGGTAGCCAGTACAGCAAACTTGATAAATAAACTCATAGCTATTTATCGAGTTCATACTCTAGCTGGACGGATCCAAATCACATACCATATGCTGGTGCACAATAGTGTTGTGTGACTACCATACAACAGGGGAGAAGGTGCGGCGCTGGTTGCTGCAGCGTGTCTTATAAACACGTGGTCATGGGTTCAATTCCCATTTCTCCTACCAGTCAATGGGGGTAGAATGCACACTTTCATACACATATTAATTCCAGTAATCGGTTCTTTAATAATTATTTACCTGAAAGCGAGATAACATGAATCTTCTAGAATATTTCGATGAAGAGTATTCTAAAGTTCAAAAATCTCATGGATCAATAACAGCTGCAATTCTACAAGCTAATGACATAGCTAAATCTTTAACAATTGCATACAAAAAACTTTCAGATATTAAACCAGATTTACACTCTATATCTGAAATAGAATCTGATAAGTTAGAAGAATTGCTTTCATCAATGAATAATTTTATTCGTGATTGTAAGAATTTTGCTGATGATATAGATATAGCTATCAAAGCAACTGAAGATATAAGGAGCCTTTAATGGACGAGACGCAATGGCGATCTTTTGCCTCCTGTAAAAATCTTGATACCTCTCTATTCTTTCCTATTTCTATAGGTAAATATAATAAATCTGAAATCAATCAACTTCTTGATCTTTGTGATTCTTGTCCTGTTGCAGCTAATTGCTTACATGAAGCTATATCTACTCAATCTATTGGAATATGGGCACGCACTACTAACGTTCAAAGAGAAGCCTTCTTGAAGGCTAGAGATTCCTCTAAACCCTTAACGCTAGAAGAGTGTCAGTCTTACTATGAATTTTTGAAAGATAATAAAGTTTATCCTTATACTCGGAAACACAAATTTTATACTCATAAATTTGTAGATACAAACGAGTGATAAAATTATTTTACATGAAAGGAAATCATGTCCTTTGACAATGATGACGATTTGTTTGATTATGAACCAGAAGAAGATTCGCCATCAAATATTTCCATACAAAACGAACCCAATAATCTTTCTCAAACTGAACAAGAGTTTGTTGATTCAATAAAGTCCGCTGAAAATTCTGTTGGATCTCTTAACGGTGTTGAAGCTCGTCTTGCAATAGCGTACATTAATTCTGCTAGCGCTTTTATCTCTAAAGAAGCAGGTCCTTCGGGTCACGCTTATGCTATAAGATATGTTTTAGATGAATTGACTGATGGTAGGTTTTCTCTTTTAGAATTGTTTAAATCTACTGAAGCAAAGATTATTCGTCTTATGGCATATATTAGTTTGTCTGAGTCTATCTTTGGCAATGACGGCACTGAATTTAAAGAAGCTCTTAATGAGCTTTTTGGCGTCAATGTTGGAGATCTTCACGTTAGATCTACTTATTATACCCACCTCGCTGTATCTCGACATTCCCTTATTATCAATAGGGCTATATATTCTCAGTTATCTGAAAAGCTTGATATGCCCTGTGAGCCATCTTTATTTGATGACCAGTTTGATGTCGATAAACTAAAGATTACTTATTCTCATCTTGTTGATAATATTCATTCTAATATTATTTCTGAATTAGCCACAGAAGGTTTATCTACCAAAGTTTCGGAGGCTTTTGGGCAAGATGTACAACTATATAAAAAATAAGTTTAAACAACTTCCAGATGGATTTTACACAGCCGCTACCATTGTAGCTGCTGCCCAGATAAACTATGCTATTGTACATAGTTCATTTGTTTATGTAGTTCTTTTAATAATGTTAGCCCATGAATTAGCTCACTACTTCATAGGAAAATATTATAAAGGAAAAGCTAAGTTACCTTTCTTTATACCAATACCATTTTTTATTATTGGTATAACTAGAGTTTCTAAACTTAGCCCTTTTGGTAAGAAAAATACAGCTTTAGCTGGTCCTTTAGTTGGATTACTAAGCGCTGTTCTTATAATGCTCTATAATTATATTAATACATTTATGTCATTTGTACCTCTATTTGTTCTTGCTATTAGTGAAATAATTACCAATTACTTTGGTAGTGATGGAGCTAAATATAAGCAGGCCAAAAAGGAAATGAAAGCATGTATTTCATATTAATTCCCTTTGTTGCAGCTGGACTTGCAGCTAAAATAAAAAATAATAAATACAAAAATAAACTCATCTCTCCTATATTAGAATTAGATAATATTACACGGCACGGCATCCTTAATAGGGGGAATACACAAAATGTCTTTCATAAAAGACAAAGCTCAGAAGAAAAAGGTTTTATCGAACAAGATTGACGCATTATTTGAAGATTGTTACTTTGATGTACAAGGTATTAATCCCAATCTTCCTAATCTTGATGAAGCCTATCTTGCCAGGCTGCTTACAAAATTAGCAGTCGGTTCAGCAACTGTCTGGTGGTCTTTGATTGAAATCAGAGATTTCATGAAAATAAGATCATCAGCCATGAAGATAAGGACTTCAAAGTATGACGTATCCAGAACAGATCCCTTCTAATAATACTGTAAATTCATTCAACTTTTCTTTTTCGAGAGTTAACAAAAATCACAAAACTCTTGAAAATGAACTGAATGAAGTTACTGAAAGAATTATTAAAATAATCGATTCTGATAAATTTCATATCAACGGCTTTCCAGTTCTAAGAAACATATATGCCCTAGGACCTTCTAGAGCTGATCTCAAAAAACTTTCTAAAGCTTGCGACCGTTTGGCAGATCTTGTTCAAGTTGTATCTGATCTTCAGTCAAAAATGACTGTTGTAGAAATGGCTCAAAACAATCCCAATTGGCTTGCTTTTGCCTTTGGTGATTTTCAAGATGAAATCGATAAAGATATACAATCTCTATTTTCAGAAGATTAATAGGTAAAAATGTCACAAGTAGATTACTCATTTGTAAAGAACTCGGAAGGTTTATTTACCTTTCGTTCTACGGTAAATTCTTTTGGTATAGAAAATATAACAGAGAAAGATATTAATTCTTTTTATGTTAACTTTTCTAACTCAGCTCTTTTAGATACTGGCCTTCTTCCAGTTGATGGTACAGGGATGCTTGCTTACCGTAAGGCTGATAATCATGAACAAATTGTTTATCAAATTAAGCCTGGAAAATATTATATCAACTGGGGAGCTCACGAAGGCGATTCTTCGGCTCGCACCTATTATGTAGCTCAACCATACAGAATTGTTATCGCAGATCTTCTTAATCAAAATCTACTTGGTGCTAGAACATTTTACAGCCCTTATCCTATTACCTCTCCTTCTTCTCAGCTTTACCATGTTAATCTTCCTAATATTAACTGTAAAGGTTACAGAGGTAATGGTGTAGGCTGGATTTGTTTATATCACACTCACGATATCTCCAATCTTCCCTTTAACGAGAGACTTTCTCACATTCTTCAGAGATGTTCTGGCGTAGAAACTTATAACGACGCCAATATGTCTGAAACTGATGGTCCTCGTTTTTATGCTGCTCATTACAATAATGATACAGAATATTCTCATCTTTGGGATCCACAGTCTTGGGAAGACTATACCGATTCTAACGGCTATGAGTGGACTTTAAATCCAGATCTTTGGATACCAGTTCTTGTTACCGACTTAGATACTCAGGATCGTCACGATCCACAGGGCATGCCTCTGGACATTCAAACGGCCTTGCTCGGTAACTATCAGGCTTATTACACTGATACCCTAATTCCTAAGCCTGTAAATTCTATAGTTCGACATCAAATTGATTATCCAGTTGAGAAAATTCTGTCCATGTTTGTAAAAGCATATGCTAGTTCTGCTAGTGTTGGACATCATACATCTCAAGATGTTTTTTCTCAAACTCTTGAAAACAGAGAAAATCTTACTCTACAAAATTCTAATTCAGACTCTGAAGGTTTCAAGAATTGCAAGTACTGTAATCTTGAAATAGATCCAGATATAGAATCTTGTTACAATATTCCTGATCAACCTGATCAAATAGCCTGCGATAGTTGTTGGCACGAAAACTATATACTTATTGAACCTGCAGGAGATTATTTTCCAATAGAAGATCCAAACATTTTCTATGATCAGTATATTGAAGAATGGATCCATCAACATTATATCGATGAAAACTTCAAAAAAGTAGAATGCACAAGTTGCAGTAGTGCTTACGTTGTTGCAGATCTTCCTCTTTATGAAGACTCTCGTTTCTACTTTCCTCTTACAGAAGACCTTTCTCCAATTTGCTACTCTTGCATTCCTAGTAACAGTAACCAGGATACTAAATGCAGTGTTTGTTCAACTGTTGTTCCTGACCCAACCAAATATTCTGTAAATTCGTATTCTGGCCACTATTTTTGCAATGGATGCTGGATAGTTGCTCCGCCCATAATTAAGAATTCTGAGTCTCATGAACTTCTTAAATGTGCTTGTGGTGAAGAATATTCTTTTGATGAAATGCAACTATATAAGAATGAACATTTTAACTTTAATTCTTATCCTAGTTCTTTCAATAAAACCCAAACGCATATCTTTAGTCAAGATGATGGTTATATCATACCTTCTGGTATGGAACCAGATCCTGATGAAGAAGATCCTGATTCTGTAAGCTACTCAGTTATGTATAAAGAAGAAGAACTGTTTGATAAAATAGTTCAATCTTTCTTTTTAGATTTACCTAATGGAAACTTTTCTTACCATTCAATTTTAGTAAAAACTTTATTCCTTTGTTCCAATTGCAGTGATCATATTGATGACATTGTAAACAAGCATAAGGCAAAAGATCCCTCTTCTGCTTGGTATCCTCCTCCTATCAGCACATATCTTTTCTTCAAAACTTATTCAGAAGTTTTTGATTACGATAAAGATAAATTCATTTCATACTTAGCTAATTCTAATATTAGCTTTTCTTTTACCTATGGAATAAGTCCATTTTGAGCATTCAGAAACAAGGATCTAATACACTAAATATTATAGGAGTATAATGTCAACTACAGCCACACAAGAGATCACTCTTGACGATCTCAATCACTTCTGGACTGCCGAAGGACTTCCTGTCTTTTATGCAGACAGAGATGATATTTGCGATATTGTTGAGGGCATGGGATTTAGTATATACTACCTTCTTGCCGATTATCAAAAGAAGGTAAATCCCCCTGCTAACAACAATAAGCATACCAACAACGGTAAGCCGCAAACCCCACCTGCGCCAACCTACACCCATGAAACGCAATGGTTCAAAGTTGTTAATAACTTTGTTGGCAGAAGTGTTTCCAAATGTGCTCCTTCTCTTCCTGATAATTTTATTTCTGTTGAAGAATTAGCCCATTACAAAATGCCTGCCATTCCTCATGTTATTGTTGACAAGCTTGATCAGTTTTTCCGTCTTGTTGACGCTCAGCATGGTACTGAGTCAATTGTAATGCTAACATATGACATTACTAAAGAGGGCCCTGAAGGCTGGGGTATTCTTGTTCCAGATCAAGAGAACACAGCAGCTCACTGCAATTATGATCCTCACAGTATTGCAGAGATGAAGCCCGATGATGTAATGATTGTTGGCTCTGTCCACAGTCATCCTCATATGGCAGCTTACGCATCTGGCACAGATCATGCTGATCAAGCTGACTTTGATGGTATTCACATTACTTATGGTTGGCAGAAAAGTGTAAATAACGGAGCTACCCAGTATCACATAGAACTTCAAATGGCTGGTCAAGCTTATACACTTAAGCCTGAAGATGTTTTTGAAGATTTTGTGATACAAAAAGAGCCCGATCCTGACGTTGTTGAGTGGAGTTCTAAAGTAAAAAAAGAACTCCCCCTGCCAACAAAGGCGGGGGTCTACACACCACAGGATCTGTCCGCCCCGCAAATTCTTCTGCAAGCTCCTATCAGTCTTGGTACGGGCCTACCAAAAGCTAACGATTATCAAGACCTTCCTTGGGTCAAGCACTTGAATAATATTTATTCAAGTTGTGATGTACCTGAAGGTTCTATACTGATTGCAGAAGTCGATGCACAAACTACTCAAAGCCAGTATTGTCCCTCTTGTGACACTTATCTTGACTACTATTGTATTTACGATGGTTTCTGTGACACTTGTTTTATTCCCATATCTGCTAAAGGTACGTCAAGACAAGAAGTAATGCAGCTTGCCAACATGTACGCTAAAAGCGTCAACATGTCTAATGACGTACCTGTGTATCTTGTTGGTTATGATTCTTATGAATCTGGTCGCCAGCTTTTTGTTATGGCTATTTGCGAAACAAGTCTTTTGTCTGAAATTCCTTCTTCAACTTCTTCTACCGATGAAGTTGACGAACAAGATCACGCAAATAGTTTTGATCCTGACTATCTTATTTGCTGTGGTGTCCACAAAGACGACTACGCATCGTGTTATTGCGATCATCAAATAACATACAATGATTATCTCGATTATGAAGCTCTTATCCAAACTGAAGATCAGAGCATTTATCTAGATAAAAACGTAAACTGCATTGGATGTGAGCACTATTACTCTCCTGTTTGCAGCCAAATGCGTAGCCTACTTGTTGACTGGATCAAAGATCCCAAGAGCCATGTAGAGTTAATAGTCTCTGGTACAGTCAATAAGATAGATGGTCGTGGCTGTGAACAATTTGAACAGTATTACGTACCACTAGATGAAAGTAGTTATTATTATGAGTAAACGATTTGTAGTTGTAGGCGCTGGCGGTGTTGGTACCTGGCTATGCGCTGGTCTAGTACGCTTACTTGAGTGGAAGTATCCAGGCTCTGCTCTTATTATTGTAGATGGAGATACTTATGAAGAAAAGAATAAAGAGCGTCAAGACTTTACTAAAATTGGAAACAAAGCCGTTGTCAAAGCAGCGGAACTCACTCCGCAATTCCCTAACACAACCATTATACCTGTGCCAAAGTGGGTGGTCGGAGACGACTTTAGTGGCGTCGCAGACGAAGATTCACCAAAGATAAAGGCCACTGATCTTATCCATGAAAACGACGTTGTTTTTGCGGTTGTTGATAACTTTGCTGCTCGTGCTATACTTTTTGATGCCGCAAGGAAGCTCAATAACATTGACGTTTTTACAGGCGGTAATGATGATGAATTGTTTGGTTCTATTTATCATTATCAAAAGCGTGATGGATTAGAAATCACTTGTCATCCAGAAGAGTTCCATCCTGAATATCTTAACCCACCAGATAAGAATCCAGGTGAACTCTCTTGTCAAGAACGATCAGAAATAGAAGGTGGCACTCAGCTACTAGCTACTAACATGGCGGTAGCTGCCTTCATTCTTGGTCGTGTACAAAAAACAATAGTGTCAAATCAAAACCCTGATGAGACAGAGGTCTTCTTTGATCTCGGTCTTGGTAAGGCGGAGCCTTTCAATAGGACTCATGCTCATCTTAATGAACCATCATTAGTATAATAGGAGAATACAGTGGAAGCTACAAGCAACAATTCACAGCCCACCCCTGCAACTGGTATGGCGAATCTTCGCTATGGCGTTTACAATCAGCCAAGCAACATCGCTGGTAAAACTGTCAAGGAAGTTCGTGATCAGTTCAGCAAGATTTGGGGTATCCCATCTGATGCTGTCGCATACTGCGGCAAGGAAAAGATGGATGAGAACGCCACAATCGAGCCTGGTCAGAACATCGAGTTCCATCGCCGTGCTGGCGAGAAGGGCTGAGATTTCCTCCAACAGGGAATTTAGGGGGGAGTAGGCTAATACCTGCTCCCCCCTAACTAAACTCAAACCCAGATTATTAGATTGGTTATTATTATGATTAACAAAATTAAGCTGGGACTACCGAATCTCTGGTTGCAAGATCCAGATTTTATTCGCTCAATCGATATAATAGTTTCGGCGGTTCCTGACCGAAACTATTATTACATCGATAGCATTAAAGGCTTCTGTAAATATGTAGACAATGAGTGGAAGCCAGTACTCGTACAAAATCCTCGCTCTGACGAAGAAGGCGAAAGCGATTACATAACCACTGACCATCCAGAACTTGCTAACGATTACCTGGATAATTCCGATGAGCTCAATGTAACTGTCTTCAAGTTTATTGCCGGTGTCGATGCCGAAAGACTTCAGTACAGAATACCTATGCTGTACGATGCCCTTTCTAGGTATCGCCAAGCATTTTGGTCAGATTCTAAAACCGATCTTCCTCAACAAGTTATTTACATTAGTCCCCAAGAATGTCCAGAACCTCTAACGCCCTGCTTTGAAGTTCTGGAAAGTGTTTATCCTAACCTGTCAGAACTTGCAACAGTTCTTACACACATTAAAGACCGTGCTCCTAATTCTTTTGATGAAAACAATATCAAAGAAATTGCTCGCGCAGGTCTAGGCTTTAGTGAAACCGAATTCATATTTGCATGCCTTAATGTCATCAGCGAAGAAAAAACTTTGACCGCTAAGCATGTTAATGATATTAAAATGTCTAATATTAAGTCTCGTGGTATTCTTGAAATTATCAACCCCAATATAACCTTCGACAACATTGGTGGTCTTGATAATATTAAAGATATCATTAGGCGCACTTCAGTTCTTCGCCAAAACCCTCAGCTTTCTGAGGACTACGGCATAACTCCTATCAGAAGAATGCTCATGGTTGGTGTTCCTGGTACTGGTAAATCAGCAATCTGTCAGGCAACTGCTGCTGAGCTTAATCTTGATCTTGCTCGTACTGGTATTGCACAAGTTATGAACAAGTATATTGGCCAGTCAGAAGCCAACATGCGCGCTGTATTTCAGCAGATCAAACTCATGAATCCTTTATGCGTTTGGATTGACGAGTTTGGCCGTGATCTTTCAGGTAGTGGAGACGGTGCCGACAGTGGCACCACTGACCGTGTTCATGGTGAGTTCTTAACAGGTCTTCAAGAACTTCCTGAAGAATCATTCCTTTTGTGCGCAGCTAATGAGCTTCATTCTCTTAAGCCAGAAATGTTACGCGCAGACCGATTTGACAAGATATTCTTTGTCGGTCTGCCATCACATTCCGAGCGTAGCCATATCTTTAAGATTCATCTTAGCTCAATCAAAAACCAAGAGTATGATTATGACGCGCTTGCTGAATCTTCTGCCTTTATGACCGGTGCAGAGATAGTTTCTCTTATCAAAGAAACTAAGTTCTATGTTGTTTCTGAACATGCTCGTCCAATCAATACCAACGATATTCTCCAACGCATTCCTACCATCCGTAATACTATCTGGCGTAAGCATCCCGATACTGTTAAAAGCATGTATCAATATGCTCTTGAACAGTGGGATTGGGCCTCGACAGAACAGATGGAAGATGCTAAGATAATTCTTGGTAGAAATAAGTCTTCAACTAAACTATCATTTGCGTGAGGTGAGCATGTCAGAAATATTAGATAACATTGACGATTTTATGAGTTCTTTAGATGAAGACTCAGTTCCCGTCAATAAAGATACCAAAGAATATCAAAGCGATCTTTATAAGAAGTGGTTTAGATCTAAATCTCAATCTGGATTCTTAGCTATTCGTCCTTGGTACGAAGCGCTAAAATTCAAAATTGATATTGGTAAAACTTCTTCTGATGGAAAACTTCTTAGCAGCACAAATGTTTTTGTTGATGCAATCGATTTCGGTGCCTACCTAAAGAGCATTGTTAGCGGCACCGCACAGAACAACTATCCTGCAAATGCTAAGATGGGTGTTCCAACTCCTGAAGGTTTTGTATCTTACGGAGGTGCCGTTGTAGATAACAAACCTGTCTCTAGAATATTTAAGGCGCATCACTGGCAATCAAACGATGAATATGATCCTAATTCATTCGTTTGGAAATGTGGTCATTTTGCTGCTCGCAAGTCTGACTCTGGCGCCTTTATTCCAGACATGAAGCAGCTTATATCAGCTGACATGATCAAGGTTACTCGTCAAGATGTTTGCTCAATATCGTACATTGTCGATATGGCAATATCATCTTACGTTGCTAACAATACGGATTGGTACGAAAAATGACAGACATTCCCCAAATTGATGAGGCAACAGTTAAGGCTGTTATGTCTATTGTTGAAGAAGTAATCGGAAGTGCTGTTGTTAGATTTTCTGAAAAACTTCAAGAATTAGAAAATCGTATTAATTCTATTGATGAGCAAATTGCTACCTTGATCATTGGTTATGGCGAACAAGCTGTATTCATGGAAGCTCTTGTTGCACAAATGGCTTTTGCTACAGATCAGGAAAGAACTTCTTTCAACAATTCTCTTACAGAGGCTCGTAAGAAAATGCTGGAGGTGATGCGTGATGCCTCAGCAGCAAACCTGGCCGATGAAGATCCAAACCTTGCCTCAGCCGTTGAGGACCTGGTTAACCAAAAGCTACTTGACTCAAACGACTGATAGTTCTTGTGTTCTTTGTCTAGAAAAAGATAGCTATTTAATATTAGATAATTTTTCTTATCTGTCATTAATTTATTCTGCAGTGCATTCAATATATCCAGATGTAACTTCTTTGCATCTTGTTGAATCTCCGTTTGTTGAACTTTTAAAAACAGGAAAACTATCTCTAGATTCGCTAGAGGTACTAAGAGATTAGGTGTTTATAAATGGTAATTTCAAAATTCAATGATCTAAATGATTTTATTTCTTACGTGAATTCCAAAATTGAAACTCACTTTTTACCTCTTGATGTTCATGCGGATCCTGATCTCTTATTAACTATTCATACATGCGATATGGATTCTAATAATTATAGTTTTTATTACAAAGGCAGTAAAACTGACCTTAAAAATAATGTTTTTAATGATCTTCTTCCATCTCTAAGAGATTCTCTTTTGCAAGCTCTGATTACCAGAATGCACACCATACATTCCCATTATCTTGTTCCTAATATAATTTCTTATTATGATATTTACAATGATCTAGAAAATGACGATGTTGATTACTCTAATTATTTTTCAGATATTAAATCCGTAATAAGCAAATTAGCTAATGACAATAAATTTTATAGAAAAAATATAGTTGATTTAAATGTAGAGATTGTTGAACTGCGCAAACAAAACGCAGACCTACAACAGCAATTGCAAATTAAATCTATTTCTACTTGGGGATAATTATGTTTAAATATGATACAAGTTTCGATACAGACGAAACTTATTCTATGCGTCAAAGCTCTACCTATAATCAAACCTATTTCACTGCTAACATATTTAGGGATAACCAATCTCTTAATGCAAATTTCTATCTTAACGAAATGTCAGAACTTCCTGAAAATGTTTTGATATATGATTATTTTGGTTCTGGAGAAATGTATTATAGTCCCAATGGAATATCTTCTCCTATTGTTTCTGTATCCAAAAATTCTCTTGATTACATGTACAAGTGGGTTACCGAAACTTCATCCAATGCTAGCGAGTATGCAAATTCGGTATTATTTTTAGATAAAGATTATTCTGAAATATTAACTACAACATTTTCTCTTGAAATATTTTCTTGCTGGGTTAAGCCAGCATATGGATTTGAGAATTATCTTTTACTTCATTATATGCCCAATCTTTTTAATTATGAGTTAAACGATAACTCAGTTAACTCTTCTCCTCCTATTTGTTCTCACGTTACATATGTTTCTCCATCCAAAGAGTACATATCAGATCATTATCAGTTTGCAAACATGATTGATGGATATCCTTCATGTTCTCATCCTTCTTTTGCTGACAAGCACATGCCTTGTCACTTCTTTGAAAATTTCTCTCTTTGTCCTATGCATGAATCTAAATCTGAAATTATTACTCAAGTTTCAGTAAATCATGCAAACACAGATAATTCTACTGTATTTTCTGTAAGAAAAATTCATCTTTCAAATATGGAATATTCTTATTCCGTATTTAACAATACAGAAAATCAAACTGTCTTTAATGTTACTGTTCCACCAGAAACACCTGAGCTAGAAGTTTCTTCTCATGTAACTCAACTTCTTGAAGAACTTCTTGATTCATACAAAGAAGACACCATTCAAGTTTTACCAGATAGTCTCCAGCCGGAAAGCAAACAACCTTTTATAGCCTCTGCATTAAGCTGAGTTAACTATGTCAAATTTTCCTAATTTTACAGTTCTTACTACAGATTCAGATAACAACCGCTATCAGAAAAACTCTTTTTACAATGTTTTTCTTCGTGAGAAAAATGATGTTTATTATTATCGCGACACTATAACTAACTCTATTGCAAAATATTTATCCAACCAGGATACTCAATTTCCTTTAGACTGTTATCCTATTGATGCAGAAAATCGACATGGTCTTACCATTCGTGAAATTATTTCTGGTAATTTTCTTACAGATTTACTTACTGATTCTTTGTATTTAAATTCGAAACAGAATCTTACCTCGATTCTCTCCAAGGCCTCGCACATTAATCTCACAAAATTACCTTTGTTTTTTAGCGTAGAGTTAACTCATGGATATTCTTATGATTACCAAGATGTTATAACTCAATCTTTAAACTACAATAACAGCTTTGCCTTCAATGATTCGACAGACATAAATCCTACATCTTTAAGGTACTTTTCTTCAAATGGTACAATCTATGTAGAACGTCCTCCTTTTAAGGCTATAGTTAATTATAAGCCTGTTAGGGCTTCTGGTACAACAAAACATATTGAATCATATGAAATATGGGTTCCCTGGACTTTAACTAGAATTTCTACTTCAGAATATCACCATCTATCTGATAGATCTTTTAGGATATATTTTTCATCTTCTCCATTAACTGATACTTCCGATGATCAGTATGTTCCTTGTATGTTTCCTAATTCTTATACTGATGGAACAATCTGTTTTTCAAATAGTCTTCAAGAAATACCTGATTTTGAATCCCAGTCTATTAGATATATATATTCTATGATGATAAATGAATATATATCTGGTGGATGGAATCTTGACCTTGGTCTTCCTGTTCTTCAAAATTCTGTTTTAAATCCTTCAGATACTTATAAAGAATATTGTAGACCTACTTACAATTCTCTTCTTGCTAGGTTTCCTGACTTAACTGACTCTAAGATTGCTACCTTAAAGTCACAATCTCTTTCTTCTTCTGGTTCTGCTCACTCAAAATATTTCTTCAAAATGATGTCTAGCTTTAATCTTGAAGAGACTTTAGATTTTTATAGTTCATTTGAACGTATGTCTTTTGATAAGATTAATTCTACGAATCAATCCTTATCTTTCTCCAATGATATAACTGGTTATATTCGTTCAAGGAATCATCATCACGAAGTTTTAGCAGGATACACTAATGTCTCTGAGTTAGACAAGAAAATATTTATTACTTGCTTTAACCATAATAATGAAGACTCTGTTTATAAAGATACTAATAAGTTTATTAGATCTATAAATAAAACAAAAATCTCTTCCACTTGGAACGATTCAGTAGATTATACTGATGAATTTTCTTCTATTTTTCAAGAAGAACTTTCTAATATGATGAATATGGAACATAGTTTTATATATTTGTATTACGATAAATCATCTGGAGATTATGAAATTCATAACTCTTCAAATTCATCAATTGAGACAATTGTCAGTATGGATATTATTTCAGATATCCTTATTGATCAAAGTTTAAAAGAGATTTCAATATGATTGTTATAACACCAGATATTCAAAATTCCTACTATGATAACCGCCTGTACAAAACTCCCGTAAAAGATAATCCTGCGGCTTATAGTAGGCTGAAGAATTTTATGAACTTATTTGAATTTATTCCAAATACTTCTATTCTATCTGATACTCTTCTTCCTCCTGGAATACTTTACGCTGACAATTCTGTTGTTGTTTACGAAAAGCCTCCTTGTGTTAAAAATTATTTTCACATACATGCTCAAGTAGATTCTATTAACGAAGATAATATTGATGAACAATCTATATATTCTTTGCCCATTCCTTGGCAGGTTTATGTAGTAAAATACGGTTCTCATTCTGATGAAATGTACATAGAAGATGTATACATGTACTTTTCTAACTCAAGTATACAGTCTTTTGATCAGCCTGTATATCTTCCCCCTATAACTAATTTCTATGCTAACGGCAAGCTTTGCCGACCATATTTTGATAGCATGTCTGATGTTATTGTTCCTAACAATAATCTTCCTGGGCTTGTTGAACTTTCCTACAATTGGGTTTGGAATTCTGGCTACAACGCTGACCTTACAGAATCTGTTATGCAATCTTTTGTATGGGGCTATGCTAGATCTAAAAAGTTATTTCCCGATATTAGCAGTTCTATAAGGTACAATCCCTTAACAAATTATTATTGTTCAAACGAAGCTTCTCATAACTTTTTCCGTGCGTGGGAGAAAATTTCTATCGACAATATTCTTTTTACAAACTGGTTTCCTCCTCATACCGCTGAAAGATATCACGTATATTACAACAATGTCTTTAATAACAATCGTGTTGATTGGAGTCTTCATAATATGTCTGCTCTTTCTATTTCTGATGCATGTTGTGAAGACTGTCAGTATTACGACGAAGACGGAGATCCTGTAGAAGATACTTGTAGCTACGAAGATTGCTCTTGCCACTCTGAAGTTGTTTTTAACATTGATAATACTTATCAACTTCTTCGCGATTGTGGCGCCTTTGATTTCACTTCTTCCCTTAGGAAAATGATCTCTACTATTAATACTGGTTCTGTATCTCTTGATTTTAATTTCAGAGATCCTCTATTAATTGCCGGTTAACACTTGATTTAATACTTATTTTGTGCTACTATATATTTATATAAACTTAAATAAGGGTAGATAAAATGAGTAAAAATCAATACTCAGAACCTAGTTTTACTAGGTCTGAAGTCGCAGAAATACTCAATGTCACTACGTTGACTATTTCTAATAGAGAAAAAAATAACAAGTATCCTCCCCCAAGAAGAGATCTAAACAACTATAGAATATATACTTTGAATGATGTTTTTAATCTTCAACTTATAACATATAGTTCTATAGATCCAAAACCAATTATATCAATCTTATATGACAAAGGATATAACGACATCAAACAACTTGGCAAAATGATAGACTTAGCACTATCTAAAAGAACAGGTGGTTGATAAATGGCGGAGCATACAAATACTAGTGATTCAGATTATAAACTAGTTGAAGATGTACCGGATATGGTATCTACTGACACTGTCACCGATATCAAGAATGGTATATATAATTTGTTTATAAATCTTTATCGCTCACAAATACCTCAATTTGGACCTGAAGGTGCAATGAGAGAATCAATAGAATTTTTAGAAGAAATAGCCTTTAACTTTAAGGCTGCAGTAGATAACAAGGAGACATAATGCTTGATCCTCAAAATATGGTAAGCATTTCGGGTGGCTTAGTTGCTGATCCCGAAATGGTTGCTAGTGGTAAGATCATGAAATCACGTATTGGCGTTGACTATTCAGGTTCTGAGAAAGATTCAGATAACAACTCAGGCTATTTTGATGTTGTCTACTACCTCAAGGACAAAGATGGTTACACCTGCAAGAACGCAGGTTTTGTTGATAATCAGATTTCTAGCGGCAAAATGAAGAAGGGTACCAGCGTTTCAATTGTTGGTCGCCTTGTTCAGGAGCGCTGGAAGCAAGATGGCAGCTCTCGCTCAAAGGTTGTTATTGTTATTGAGCACATGTCGTATGGTGCTCGTGCAGGTAAGTCCTCTGATTCCTCATCAGCTTCGTCTTCAAACAGTTCTTCAACTGATAACTCAGCTTCAATTCCTTCAAGCTTCTGATGGATGATGAATTTAACGAAGAAGAACTAGATAAACTTATAGAGTACGCTTTAGGTAAATCAGAATCAGCTAATCCCTTTGTAAACTCAGGCTTACATTTGGGACTTGCTGAATCCGAAACCTTATCTAAACTCCATAATTCTTTATCTAAGAGATTCGTTGAATCTGAAGTAAATGATATATTCCAAGAAGTTCGTGGTGAATTAAATAATTCTACTTTTAGACTTGATCTGAAATCAATACATACTGTTGCTAGAAATTGCAATAAATGTTCTATTTCAGCTCAAGCTGAACTTCCTAAATGGAATCTGCAAAACCCAGACATAGTTGTCGTAATAGATTCGCCATCACTACCTTCTGAAGCTATAGCTGTAATGCTTAACGCTTTTAAAAATGCTGGCTTATCATCTGATCAACTATGTTTAACATATGTTAACAGATGTCCTGCACAAAGAAAATATGAACCGCAAGAAGTAATGAACTGCACTCCATATTTGCATTCAGAACTAATTGCTTTTAATCCTAAATTAATTCTTTGCTTGGGCGGAACTCCAACTACAGCTGTATTTGGAGCACCCGCAAAGTCCCTTAAAGATTTTAGGGGACAAGTTACCTGGTTAGGTAGCTGGCCTATTATGGCAACCTATTCTCCCATGTACGTTTTACGAGCCGGTGAGTCTGCCCAGCAGGCGTTTGTTAATGACATAATTACATCCAGAAATTTTATAAATTCATAAGGAAATCATGTCAACAGACGTTTGGACAAAAAACTATATCAGAGATTTATCTGAGGCAGAACTTGAAAAATTTCAAGAAATGGTTTCAGATAATGTTAAGGGCTCTTCTTCATCTGAAGAAAGAACTATCCTTAATAACAACTTAGAGCTATGGCTTTATTGCCTACAAGTTATGAGACGAGATGTTGAGCTTAAGCTTTCTCGTTTCAAAACTAACTTTAAGATTAAACTTTCTCAGCTTCAAGAAGCAGGTTCTTCTCATAGGCACATAGAAGACATGCGAATCGCTGAAGAAAAGTGGCGCAGCAATGCCATGAAGTTTTTGAACTCCGTTGAAAAGAAAATGTTGTACGTCAAACTTATGTTGGACGAAGAAGAAATTATAGATGAAGAAGAATGAAGATCATTTAATATACAATTTAGAAAATCTTCATATGATTGAATCTACTCATGATGAAGAAGATTCATTCTACATATACAACAATTATCAAAATGTACATGAAAATTATCTAAATTATGTCTACCCCAAAATAGACATTAGTATTGTTCAGTCTATATTTAATGACTATTGCTTATTCTACGGACGAATTCAAGAGACCTTAAATTCTCCGTCTCATAACTCACCTTTTCCTCTTGGCGTTATAAGATTTATGATCGATGCAGATCTCAACTGCAATAAATACTATACGCCCAAAAGAAAACCCGGCTGGGTTGTAGAGGGATACTTCTGGACAAATGGTTTTGTCCGTAGAATAAGAGAAGACAAAACAAAAGATTTTCAAGTACATGAGATATCTTGTTTACTTCATCCTACTACAGCTCATTTTATGAACCTTTCTTTGCCGGAGAAATATGCAACAGCCAATTAAAGATTACAAGTTTTTTAAAGCTGATTCTAGCTTTATAAAAGCCGTTATATGGAACATCAATACGGAAACTTTAGCCGTTATATTTTCTAGCGGATCCATATGGGTATACTATAATGTGCCGGAAAATGTTTACGACGAACTAGAATCAGCTGAATCAACAGGAAAATATTTTAATACTACCATCAGAGACGTTTACCAATCAGAAAAAGTAAACGATAAGCTGAAGAAAACTCAGACCGCTGATGGGTAAGAAGAAGAAAAAGAATAAGAAAAGACATTACTTGTCCGAATGGGATGGACATTTCTTTGGAAACTCTTCATATGGCTATGGTGGATTCTCTCTTTACTCTACCAAGCCGGAAGATATTCACAAAATTGCCACAGAAGTTTTCGGACAAACTTACTATGTAGACTTCACTGAATCTTCCTGATATAATATTGGGGATGAAAAAAGTCGTATATTCCCCTTCTAATAAAAAAAATATTGTACATACAAAAAAAGATTCTTCTGTAACTAATAAGAAAATCTACACTATAGTATGGCGAGATGCCTATTCGAGCGAAGACATATGGTATTCAGAAGATGAACACGATAATTCTGACTACTTAGTAGAAACAACAGGATACCTAATAGAATCTCCTGAATCTAATCCTAACTACTACACAATAGCTTCTACCATAACTCAGTCTGGGAACTTTTGCTCTGTAATTAACATACCAAAAGATATGGTAGTCACAAAAACAAGACTAGTTAGGAATTGACATGAACCAACCGTGTAATATAGAAGATGCTCTCGCACACGCAGTTCCAGGACCAGTAACATCTTATATTGTCGTTGCCGCTTACATAGATGAATACGGTGAAACAATACTGTACGCCGATTCGCCAAACAACCAACCTATACATTCCTCAATGGGATTGTTAGAATTTGGAAAAATATACTTACATAATAAAGTATCAAGAATTATTGATGATATTATATAAGTATACATGTAGGAGTCCAAATGAAAGAAACACTGACTTGCACTCAGTGCGAGAAACGATGGAGAAGAGAAAGATCTCGCGGAAGAAAACCGCATCTTTGCCCTAAATGCACAAAGGCTGCAGCCAATATACAACCAAAGAAAAAAGCTGTCGTTGAAGTAGCAGAAGTTTCAAAGAAGAAAAAATTCCGTAAGGTAGAACCTAAACGAATCGAAGTAAAAGCTTCTAATCAAAAAGATGATAGCCCACAAGAGCTTAGTGTTGGCAAAGTGCTTAGCTATTATCACCCAACTGATGAGAAGCTTAGAGAGCAAACCAAAGGTGGATCTCAATGGAAATGTAGATGCGGCTACATCTTTGAAACTAAATTTTCTCTCACTGCTGTTCCTACACACAAGTGTACCGAGAACGGCAAATCAATACCAATGACCCGTACAGACAAATGACATATATACAAAATACAATAATTGTATGTGACTTCTGCTGTCAAGAAGAAGTATTCGATGGCCTTACGCAAGGTCAAGCATTTAGGCTACTAGAACCACGAGGCTGGAAGTATTATCCAGACACTCAAAGCCACTACTGTAGCCGTACATGCTCAGCTAATGACAGAACAGTCACATACAACGATTCCAATCAAATAACAACCCAACCATAGTACATTAAGGATTACAATGTCGTTCGGCAGACATACTAGATATAATGGTAATCACAACAACCTTAGCTTATCAATAGGTGCTATCAACACCGAAGAGCGTGAAAAAATACGCTCAATCAACATAAAGTACAACTCCAGACCTTACCTTATGTTGACATATGCCAAGATGAATGCACCAAACTATGTTTCCGTCGAAGACGCAATATCTATCAATCCAAATAAATTCAAAGGTCGAGACGCCGTACCCAGCGCAAAAAACAGGACACTAGAAAACCTGTACAAACACGGACTCATAGAAGAAAACCCCGACGACCCACAAGAATTTCGCATTACACACTTTGGAATAAAGTACCTTTACGCTAAACATTATTTTAGATATAGAAAAAAAACAAATGCTTAACACATAAAGGAAACAATGCTGGCAATAATCAGACAAAAACTTATATTATTTTTTAGATCTATTATTGTCAAAGTAAAGAGTTTCACCGAACTCCTAAGAGTATGCGAACAAGTTGCAACGCTACTTGTAATCCTCATAACCTATACTCTCAAACCCATTTAAGGAGACCATCATGGGAATGGACGTCTACGGTAAAAACCCCACCTCAGAAAAAGGAGAATACTTCCGCAACAACGTATGGTGGTGGCGACCGCTATGGAACTATTGTTGTCTAGTTGATCCAGAGTTAGACCAAAAAGTACCATACGGTCACTCCAACGACGGAGACGGACTAGACTCCGAAGGCGCAAAAGAACTAGGGATAAAACTTCAAGCAGAGATCATCACAGGACGCGCCCTGACCTACGTAGAACAGTACGAAAAAGCACGCCAAGCCATACCAAAAGAAGACTGTAAATACTGCGACGAAAACGGTGAACGTACCTGGCAACAAGAAAACGGTGAACCCTACACCAAAATATGTAACGCATGTAGCGGAACAAAAAAGGTAGATTCATGGGAAGTACACTACCCAATGAACCTAGAAAACATAAAAGAATTCTCAGAATTCCTACTAGAATCCGGAGGATTCCAAATATGTTAAGCTTCTTCGCAGCCACAACAACAAGTCTATGGCCTAGAATAAAAAAAATTTTACGCCGCGATTTTTCAAGGCATGATGTGGGTGAGCCGGAGAAGTTCAAACAGTTCAATGTCAAAGATGAACTCAAAGAACTTCCAGTAACATCAATACGTAGCTGGCAACAGGGTCGTTCTATTCCTTACTCTGTGGCCATGTACAATACGGTAAGAGATTTCAATCTAGCTTCAGTCATACGTAACGCTTCAGCGTTTGCCATCCAGGAAATAAATATTATAGGATGGAAAAAATATGATAAGCGTGGGGCTGTTGGTGCTTATAACTACGTTAAAATAAATCACTTTGTTGATTTTGACGCTTTCTCTCGTTATATCAGCCCTCACAATCTTGTGGCTTTAGAGCTTCCAGAACACTACCCAAATGTTCCTGACGCAGCTTTTATGGAGCTTTCAAACTTTGAATGGCGTCCTGGCTACTGTTTATTAATAGGCGAAGAGGGAGCCGGTATACCAGAAGATGATCTTCGCAAATGTTTTCATAAAGTAAAAATAACTATACCAGGATCAATGAGATCTTTAAATGCAGCTACTGCTGCTGGTATTGCAATGTACAGTGCAAGTCGATCAAACGTGAGGGAATATGTCTAGTCCACAGTATCAAAAACTTACTGATCAAGATAAAGATTGGAAGCTTAAATACTACTCTTTCTTAAAGGGCGCTAAAATAATCAATGTAGAAATATTTGAAGACGACCTTTTTACTGGCACTGATCAGAATTGGCCTGTAATCATTATAGAGAAAAATGGTCAAACATTTGAACTTCAGCTTTCTCGCGATGAAGAAGGCAATGGTCCAGGCTTTATGTTTGGTCTTCCCTATGTCTAGATTCGATAAAACACCTACTAGAGCAGAAGAATATTTTGAACTTAAGGACTGGCTCCAATCTTCTGCTGAGCATGCGCGCTCTGTTCTTCGTGGAGATGAACCTCTTGACAAAGAGGCTTATGAGAATCTATACTATGCTTTAATGGATTTAGCAGACTGGTACAGGATAGATCTCATATATGATACGTAAAAACTACGGAGAACTTACTCCACATCAAGTAGACAAAGCTCGTGATGCGTGGCTTGATCCTGGTAATCTTTTTGATGAACAAGAACATCATGAAGACTGCGAAGATGAAGACTGCGAAGGCGATTGTATTGAGATTGGCGAACCAGACTGGGGCCAGATAATACAAGATCGAGAAGATTACGAGGCAGATAGGTGGCTAGATAATAATGGATACTGAAGTTAATGATGAAAACTGGAATCATTTTTTCGTGACAGAAATTGATGACGCATACTGGGAAAGCCTGTTGCATTGGGTTGATCTCAATATAGATTCTCTTGAGTACGCACTTTATGATGATTATCAAGAACCATTTAACGATAGACTGGAGGACTCATGAAAGATAGGTTTAAAAAGACAAAACCTGATTCTTACTCAGATGTAATTAAAACATCTCCCTACAAAAGCTCTTCTTATGATCCAAGAACTTTTGGTTCCAAAAACTACTCAGATACTTTTTTTAAAATGAAAAAGACTCCTTTAGAAGAAGTTATTGAACTTCGTGATATTTTAAGATCTGCCTATGCAAATAGGCCATCTGATGGTCATATAGAAAAAGTTCTTACTCACGCTCTTGCTGAAATCACTAATCTTGAAAAGAAGATTCAACGTCTTGAAAAAGATTTGGATGAAGCTAATAAAGATTTAATTGAAATACAAGTTGGTGACGAAACTGTTGTTATAAATGGCGATCTAGCATCACAGGTTATTTCTTCTGGTGTTAAAAAATATATCACAGAAGCTTTGGAGGCTTATTGTGACTCTCAAACCGTTCAAGAATAACATTGGTCCTTCTGGCGAAAAACCAGGTGACAGAATACAGCTAAGATTTACAAATGATCAGTACACCACCTTAAAACCTGGTGACAAAGGTACCGTAAACTTTGTAGATGATTACGGCACTGTACATATAAACTGGGATGAAGGATCTACATTAGGTCTTGTTCCTGATCACGATAAATGGATGGTTATATCAAAATGATAGAGAACCTTATTTGCCCAAGGTGTGAGGGCCTAGTACCTAATAACGGCTCTCCTGGAGCATATCCGGGGGCTCTCAGCAGGACTGACAACAATACAGAGATATGCTCTAGGTGTGGTGAAATGGAAGCCCTAGAAGAAATGATGTGGGGATCTCCCCTTCCTCAAACAGATTGGATTATTAACAATATATGATTACCATTCTGTACATCATGGCATTTATAACATTGTTATCTGTAATTGGTTTTCTCTCAGTTACAATAACACTTATATTACATGAAGCTTACCAGCATACTATTTCTTTCTTTAGGCGTTATCGCTATAGGAAAACAAAATGAGGTTAAATAAAGGTCAACCTTTGTGGTTGCCAGAAATGATATGCCCGAAATGCCAGGTTGCTTGGTCTCCAACTTTAACGTTACTATGTTGGATATGCAATGAACAAGGAGTCCCTAAATGAAAATAATAGGATATACAGTATTGGTTTTTGCTTTCATATTGAGCATACCAGTCCTACTGTGGGCTGGCGCCTGATTTTTTTGTACATACAAAATATTATTTAATATGGTATTTTTTTTCAAATAGAGCCTTAGGTTACTGCCTATAGAAAATAGAGCCACTAGGTGTACCGGAATCTACTTCTACATAAATTCCATCCGGGCAGTAAATGCCGTTAGGTCCGAACCAGTGACTGTCGTGGTCACCGTTAGGTGGCACAGCTCCAGCAATCAAGTCACCAGTTGCATCTGCTCCATTATAAATATGGATATGAACGTTACCTGAATCATCGTCATTAACATCAAGTCCCATAAAGATCGCTGCACTAGAAACTACCTGCTCACTAGAACCACTCAAGGTAAATATTCTGCTAGCTTCCGTAAAATGACCTATTGGTCTTTCATGATCGTAAAGCTTAGGTGTAGTAGTGCTATTTTTTGATGGTGCTGGTTTTTGCGATGCCGGTCTTGCAGTGCTATTTGATGCATTTACTAATGCCATATTAATCTCCTTGAGTTTTAGGTGATATAATATATAGTAACATCCATATTTCGGGTACTATAAATTCTGATAGTGAATAAAGTTTGGAGATTAAATGGGAATGTTTGACTACGTCCGCACTAATTATAGATTGCCAAATATTGAAGTTAACGAAGATCTAACCCTAATATTTAATGCAGGTAATACCAGGCATTTTGGATATGAAACAGAATTTCAAACAAAAGATTTTGAGCAGCAGTTTGATCAATATCTAATAACCTCCCATGGGATACTTTTTGTTAGGGAGGGAGTCAGTAACGTTGAAACCGATTACACTGGCAGCCTCAGCTTCGCTACAATCGTTCCACATCCTACTGGTGGAGGATATTACGTAGAATATCATTCAAGCTGGTTAGACGGCAAAATAGCTAGCATTGGCGGGGAATGCATTAGGGCCACAGGTGGGGCATGATAGAAGAAGAGTTTGATATTAGGTTAGTAGATTTTAGTGAATTATCAAACGAAGATGCTTTAGAACTATTAGAAGCCTCTAAAATAATAGCTCTTAAAGATTTATACTCGGGCCTTTTACTGTGGGGCATAATTGAGGTACATAAGATTGAGAATCTAGATGAGTTGCATCATTTTCTCTTTGACCCCGAAAGCTTAGCTGCCGTTGAATATTATAATTCCTTTAAAGAATTAGGATACGATAAAGCCTACTACAATATGAGGGATAGTTACGATAAGCTTACCTTTATTGAATCAGTAGTTAAAGAATTATCTTGACCACCTATTTGCTATCCATTCCAACATTCTAGAGAGCCAATTTCCTTTTCCATCTTTTTTTTCAAGAAGTTCATCTTTATCTCGCTGCTCTTTTTTGTATCTAGATTTTTGATTAATTGGAATAAACGTAGATTTAAAACCACGCTGAGAAAGAAGATCGTATATACTACCGTCACCCCAAATGTAATTAATCCCTTTTTGCCTAGGAATAGGTACCACATGCTGCATAATTTCACCTATTTCTATAGTAAATTCTTTATCAGTCAATATGTTCAAAACTATATTTGCATGATGGTAATAATCGGTATTTACTAATGCTGGCAAAAGTGTATAGTTTGGATTAGGTTCCCAAAGTGGAGGAAGGAAAATGGAAGACCACCCTGGTGCCGTTTTAAATAGCCAGGGATTTATTATTTTAATATAATTTGCTCTCTCAAGTTTTCTTACCCTAGTCACTGGGCATTCTCCACTTTGATGAAAACCAAAACCTTCAACATGAAATTCGTGATTACCAGCAATGTCAAATCTACTTTCCCAAAATGAACCATCTGGAGATGGTCTGAAATGCAGTCTTGCCCACATCGGTATATTGAAACCAAGAGATATATAATCAGCTGTCCCAGAACATCTTCTCAATGCACCATCTCCAGAATCTAAATCTTTCCACCAATCTGGCCAATTTCTCCAGTTATCAATTGGCATTACTTCAGGGTCATAGAGCATTTGTGTATTCGGAGTAATTAAAACCTCACCTGGTTTTACTTTTGGTATATTATAAAAAGAATTAGCTGTCTCTATTTTTAGTTCTCTCAATGGCTTCTCCATGATCTATCATCTTTAAATTAATTAGATTAGAATTTGTCTCGCTTAGATGTTGAGTTGCTATTCTTCTGGATAGGTGTGCATTCAGCGAAACCGCTGCGGATTCACTATTTAGAACTCCTTGACCCTGGGCAACGTGCCAGAAATGAGGTATAAAGAAGAGCTCAAATCCATTAGCAGTTATATCATGATCTTCGGGAGGTCGTTCTGACCATATTTCCAAAAGCTTCTGTAGCATTAGAGGCTTAGGTCTATTTTGTTGATCTAACCACATCTTAGTGTCATTTCTGTCAGAAATATAATGTAAACAAATCATACTCAAAGCATTTTCCATAACTTCATTCATTATCTTATTATATTCTCTTATGGAGAATTCTGTCTTTTCGTTAAAGTTTGCTATATATGAGCATAGTAATCTGGCCTGCTGTATCCCTATTGATATGGTTGTAGCCTCTAAAGGTTCGATGAAGCTATACGATAGGCCTATTGATACACAGTTTTTTTGCCAAGGTTCGCTATAATAGCCGGGTCTGAACTTAATGAATCTAGGATTTTCTATTTCAATACCATGAAACTCTTCAGCCTCAATAATCGCCTCCTCTTCAGTTATATAAGAGGAAGAGAAAACATATCCATTACCTTTTCTTTCTTGAGTTGGTATTTCCCACATCCACCCAGCATTCATGCTGATAGCTCTTGTGTATGGGTGAATCTTTCCAAATATGTCTTTATCAGTTTGAAAAACTAGAGCTGTATCACAAGGTAAGTATTCGCTAAATGAATTAAACTCCACATTCTGCATTTTACTGGACAGCACTCTTGCAAATCCTGTTGCATCTATAAAAAAATCTCCAGATATTTTACTATCGAAACCATTAACTTTTATATATTTTATATGACCATTTGAACCCTTATTTACAGATTCAATTTCACCTTCAACAAATCTTATGCCCATGTTATTGGCAAAGTTCTTAAGATATTTGTTGAGAAGAAATGTATCAAAATGATATTGATTTGTTCCAAGATGAGTTTTATCTGGCTCTGTATCATCTTCACTAATCCCATCTATAACCTGATCCTCAATCATGCCTTTCCAGGAAAGTGAATTTGTTAAAAGGATTTCATTTTCTAGCAAAAAGCTATAGGTTGCATAGAAGGAGTTTCGTTTAATTCCTGTACCAGAAACAGAATGGATATACTTTGGCGTATGATTATTCCATCCCTCAAACATGATTCCATATTTGTGGGTGACGCCTGCAAATTTAATCATATCATCTACATTTATTCCAACAAAATCCTGAAACCATCTCCAATGTTCCGTAGACCCCTCTCCTACGCCTATAATAGGGCTTTTTTCGGAAAAGCATACGGTTATGTCATATAAGGGGAATGTTTTTTTTAGAATTATTGCAGTTGTCAATCCCGATGTACCAGCTCCGGCGATGACGATATGTTTTTGATCTATCTTCATATCATTTAAACCAGGTAACTAAAGAGTACTTCACCGTTTCATCATCTGCACCAGCTGGTTTGGCTATATGCAAATACGGGAAATTGGATGGGAATAAAACACAGGATCCAGCTTGCGGCTTTATCTCAACATCGAAATGAGGAAATACTAATTCGCCACCAGAGAAATCATCATTAAGAAAACAAACTAAGCTTAAAACTCTTTCATTATTTGGACCATGATCTTGATGAGCCCTATACTCTGCCCCTTTTCCATATCTTAATACTCTATAATTTTCGTCACCACTTAACTCCAATTCAAAGTCATCCCTATAGTCCCAGACGGTTTTATCTATAGATTGGAAAATATCTATCCAAGTTGAATGCAATTCACTAATCCTCGAAGAGTGACCATCATAATTTGATAAAGGGGACAATTCACACGACATAGATGTTCGAACATCTGATATGTATCCATCACCCACTTGAGCTCTAACCCAATTAAGAAAAGACCACTCCTGAGAACACTCGCTTTCTAGTAGGTCTATAAATTTTTTACCAGAATCAAAAACATTAGTATATAACCTAATGCAAGTTCCTAAATCTTCTTTTTTCATATTAATACAAGCTTTCTCTATATTCTTGTTCTTTCTTCCTTATCACGGAGTGATGTGCCTGGCCTATCGTTTTACTCCAATGGTTACCGGGTACAAAGTGATAAAATATAACACTAACTTCATTAGTCTTGGGATTTGGAAAATCTGGTCTCCAATGATATTGATCTTCACCATAGTATATTATAGCATCATTAGGGTCAACCGTAAACTCCTTACCTTCAACAAAAAGGGGCCAGGCATCCTTGTGGTCGATAGAAACATCTATCGTATACGTACATGCGTTGTCATCTACATGCTCGAACAGTCTAGCCTTATAACCTCTGTAGGTAGAAAATATAGCATAGGACGCCTCAATGGTATCGTCCAAAAAAAGTTCTTTAGCCAAAGGAACTAATTTTTCAAGCGACTCTCTGAGCATGCAATCAGGGCCGCTATTCTGGGTATGATAGGTTAGTCTACCGAAACCTTCGTCATAAATAAATAGGGGTCTATTATTATTCCTTAAGTTAAGTAAATAATCCTTTAGAGAATTAAAATATGATACATCAAATACCCCCTCATAGACGAAAGCATCAGGTCTTAGTGTTAGGTTTCTGCCTGTTCTTTTATCAAAATAAGTTTCCAAAATATATCACTTAGACTCCTTCTTAGCCTTTTCTTCTGGTGCATCATCTTTAACCTCTGGATCTTCTTGAATTGAACACAGGTAAAATGTGCTAATCATCCATTTATCACCGGATATTGGAGGATTTCCCTGGTGTGGATGTGTCCAATGCGCAGGAAAAATAGCTATGCTACCAGCTCGTGGCTTTACGCTTTGTTCGTATATTGGAAAATATGTCTCGCCCCCAACCTCTACATCGTTAAGGTATACTATTCCAGCTAAAACTCTTTTGCCTACAGAACCGGACAGAGGGTTAGGCGATGACCACGGAGTGCCATCAACATGCTGTCGATAATGCCCCCAATTAGTTCCATAATGTTGAAGCCTAAAACCAGTATCAGTAATTCCTGGCCAATGCCACAATTCATTATATGTTTTTTGATAATAAGCGATACAGCCAAAAAGGGCTTGATTTATTGTCGACTCGGCGTTAGCAAAGATCATGGAATTTATCCCGAGTTCCTGAAGTGCATATGAACTAAAATTAAAATCCATACTAGATTTAACGAATGGATTAATCCCACCAATTGTCGGTCCAGGAGAAAACAAATCCTTGTAATACTTATTGCATTCCCCAATAAGCTCTGAACATAAATCTGGATCTATTGCGTTTTTTGCCTCTAGAATATAACTTTGCTTTCCACCAAGAAAGTTTAACTCTACATTTTTCATTAATATCTCCTAAAGTAATCAGGAGATATTATATCACAAACTACGAAGGCGTCGCTGCATTGAGTGAGTTTTCAGCTAAGAGCAGTGTTTCATATAACGAAATTTGAATCATGAGCATCTCTTGGTTACTATTCTTATTCGAATCTTCATAATCAACTTCAACGTATTCTGAAGGAACAAAAGATTCAGGATTTATACCTATTCTAAGGCAGCAGGTATACATCTGTTCTAGTACAAAAGTTTTCTGAGAGTCAACCAAATTCTGTCTAACTTCTAATGAAAGATCTGAAAATATGGACATTATTTCTCCTTAATAAGATATTTATATAGTAAAGCAAAAAGTTAAGCGTCTAATATTTTAGAGAAATTAGAATGCCCTATCTGATTCTGAACATTTCCGGAATCTCTAGAAACTATTAAAACACCACCCTGGTATCCTGGATCATACGTTGAAGGATCTGCGGTACCTCCAGCTCCTCCAGCTCCTCCAGCTCCACCAGTTCCGCCTAAGTATTCAAGGTTATCATAGGATTCATTATGGCCAGCATTATAGGGGTTTCCATGGTGAGGACCAGACGGAAGTGCCCCACCAGTAGCATGATGTACATTATAGTATGGATGGTGATGGTATCCAGCTGTAAAAGTGGTTGGATTCTGAGATCCACCTGTTGACTGAACAAACCTCCTACCTATAAGCGGAACACCAGGTACTAAAGCATGTGCCGCGAAGTTTACTCCATCATTCGTACCGACAAAGTGATAAATACCAGCTGCACCTACATGTGAACCCGGAGTATGACCTCTTAAATGCCTCGTCCCAGTATGGTTCTCGTCATTAAAGTCAGTAGTGTAAAGATACCTAACTGTTGGAGTTGTCGGATCATTTAATGGCGATATAGGTCCCGCAGTATGATCATGATTCCCTTCAGGCCAACTGCCAGAATGGTAATCGCCAGTGTGCCCATTGGCAGTTCCAGTATGAGTAACGGGAGTGTGGCCAGCAATATTTGCTGCCGTAGGAGCACCATGAATATTTAGCCCATTTATATCTCCATGAGGGTAATACCCTGCGTTGTGTAGATATTCCTTGTTTCCACTATGTCCAGAATAGTTAGTAGGAAGATTAGAATTTTGCCCATGATTCACATCGGGATTATGCCCTGGTGTATGGTGTACCCACTCTCCAGAATTCCACCCTTCATTATAATGTGCGCTATGATTGTGGGTAGACCTCGGATAAAATGGTGCACTAGAGGGATGGCCATTGTAATTATTGTGATTATGATTATAGTCATGGTTACCTGCGTTATGGCTATAGGTATTAGTGTGTTGATGAGGATTATTTGCCGGTAAGTTTGGTGAATTATAGTGACCAGAAGTATGGGGGTGAGTATGATCAGGATTGTGTCCTGGATTATGATTTATGTGATCACCAGCATTAAATGATAAAAAGGTATAAGCATTACCATTGTACACCTGATTAGCTGGAACACCAAGCGCCGGATTAGCATGGGGAGCAGAGTTATGGTTGCTGTTACCCGAAACAGCAGGGCCATTTCCCGACCCAGGGTTTACTCTATGCCAGTAAGTCTGAATGCCAGTTAGTGGTCCAGTATAATGATTTTGATGGCTTCCACTATGGTTATGATTATTTGTGGGCCATATCGGAGAATTGCTAGGAAGGATCTGCAAGGAATGTGGTTTAGTGGAGTAATAAGTGGTATGGCTTCTGCTGTGTGTATTGTGAGATCCATAATTATGTGAATTATAGCCGGAGCTGTGCCAGGGTGTCACGTTACCTGTATGACCTACAGGATTATCATTTGTTGAATTATATGTACCATGGCCAAGACTGATAGCAGGTGAGGGTATAGATGGGCCAACGTTTGCATGATTACCTGCGTTGTGGGGGTGCTCGCTCTTTGTATGAAACTCGGTACCCGCTATATGATAATGGCCTGCAGGATGGGTGGCATTTGATGGATTGCCCGGCAAAGTACCGGCACTGTGGGGATGATTACCAGGATGATAACCATGCCCGTGCTGATTATGTACGGTAGCAGTGTGGCCATTATGCCCGGTGGGAAGATTAACTGATGGCGTATGATGCTGGTTTGCAGGAAAAACAGGTGCATGAGCGTCATCGAAAGTGGTATGCGAGGGCCACGATCCATCTCCTGCATGAGGATGTGTAAGCTGCTGATGAAAAGGTGTACCTGGGATTGTTCCAGGAGTATGGTGATGATACATGTTTCCCGCATTACTTGGAGCGGCAACAGTTGAGGGAAGATGTATGTTGGCATTGGTGCCAGTTGAATTATGCGCGTGAGATATCTCACTACCCAAAAAAGGATATGAAGAATTAACACCAGCCGGATGATCATGATACCCCGGATTATGACCCTGTGGGTCATAAATAGCGTTATGGTTTGAAACATTTGGTCTTTGATTTGCTGGTAGTCCACTAAAAGCTGGATAGTTTGTTGGGGCTATACTTACTGCCGGATGAGGATGTTCACCCTCATTTATTCCCTGGTTAAAAAAAGTTGCATCAGTGGGAAATGGATTAGCGTTCCTTATATCATATAAGTCTGAAATGTCATATAAATTACCATGGTTATGAGTAGAGGGATTAAAAGTACCACCAGAAGTAGTAGCGTTATGACTTAACTTGCCCCCTGTTGCTGCAAAAATTGATCCGGTTCCTGATCCATGAGGGTGATTTCCTGCCGATACATGATGGTAACCCTGATTTACGCCAGAATCGTAAGGGCTACCTAAGTTAGCAAATGAGTCTATGTTTGGTGCAGGGTTGCCTGGGTTGCCATCTACGCCATCCAATCCCTGGGAAGGGCTACTCTCTGAAGTGGAAGATGTTCCTCTTGATTCAATTATTCCAGAACCATCTATAGTTTTAGCTACTATAAGAACAACTCCACCACCAGAACCCCTTTGCCCACCACTACCTCTTGCAGCAGCGTTTCCATCTTGACCTGGGTTGCCTGGGTTGCCAGGGCCACCAGGAGATCCTGGTGGTAGTGATATAAATGCACCAGGGTTACCCGGCTGTCCAGGTTGACCTTCACCGGGATCTTCTAGGTCACCAACTTGTTGATCACCAGGTTGGCCACCAGAAACGGCGTGTATATTTCCATCAGCGGAGACTAGAAAACCATTAACAGCTACATCTAGGTCTTTAACAATATTTTCAGATAAAGCTTCATTAGCAGATCCTTCACCCCAAGCATAACTCTTAACTACATCAGATCTCCTAGAAACAGTAGAAGCATTGGCTGTTTCTAAGATATTATTAGGCATTCCTATAGTGCCATTATTGGTTAGAGTACCATTAACGAATATTCTAAACCCATTGGTAAATAATGTTGCACCGGATTGAATTGTTAAATCTTGGTAATACATATCTGATGATAGGTATATTGTTTGACCAGAAGAAATGGTCAAACTCCCATCTGACCCGTCTCCGAACATCTCATCTACACCGGCAGTCATAGTCTGCTCGGCCTTAGTCAGGCTAAATTTATTGTTTACTCTTCTTACTCTAGCCATATCAAGAAACCTGACAATAAACTACTCTTCCGTTAGCTCCGCCTGTGCCACCGCTAACATCCGTTGTTACACTACTATTTAGTACATCATTAGAAGAAACAACAACAACTACACCACCGCCACCACCACCGGAACCGGAATCACCTGGAGCGCTAAAATAGGCTGTTCCTGATTTGACAACAATATATCTAGCAGCGATTATCACAACTCCACCACCTGCACCAGTTTGACCACCAGCACCACCCCTAAGAAAGACTGGTGCACCAATACCTGCAGTAATTGAATAGCCACGAGCAGCATTTAAGGGTTGATTGTAAAAGTTTGCACCACCTTCTTCTGGAGTAGGTTCTGTTGCTGATCTATATGTGGTTGATCCACCAAGGCTATGCGTCACTGCTTCGGCTTGAGCTCCACCCTGTCTTATTGATCCATCTGTTGAGAATCCAGAAGTAAAACCTATCCTAGAGTTAGAGTTAAGGATTAAAGTATTCCTAACGAATAATCTATAACCACTTGTTTTAAGATGAATTCCTGAATTTATGGTTAAATTATGGAAAAACAAATCTCGGTTCATACTATAAACATTAGAGGAAGGCGACATACCAAGGACAGAGGAACTTCCATCAAGAGTTGCACTTCCGTCAGCTGCTGAACCAAAAAGGGCATTAGCAACATCTAGATTATTTAAAAAAGCTAATGTCTCATCTTCCAGTGAAGATGATGAATCAAAATAGCTCTTTCCTACACCAAATCTGTTATTCCTTCTAAATCCAGTCATCAACTTTCCTCTATTCCATTAATAATTAAATTCACAGAGGCACCGGCGTCGCAAACTGCTACTATTTGATCAGAATTAGAAGCGCCCGCTGTTGAACCATTATTATTAAGGACTAGAGAAGTAGAAAGTGATAAAGTTTCATCTGCAGATATTGATATATCGCTGAAAAATATATGAGAACTGGATAATGTCTCTCCAGCTGGCTTACAATACAATTTAACAGTTCTTGTACTCGCAGAATAATTACAAAGTATTATTTCTTTTATTATAGTCACAGTATTCTGTGGAACCGTGTAATAATCTGCATTTGACGCAGTTAATGTAGAAGGTCCAACAAGACGCTTTTGAATGAGGGGCATGCTAACTCCTAAATATAGTTAAAGTATTTTAGCACATGGCGAATCAATCTTTCAATATAGTAATCGATTTATCCACTAACACTTAAAACCTTTATGTGGTATAGTATAGCTTATGAATGAGTATATGTATTTAGAAAAATTGACATTTGCTACTGCTGTTTCTTACACTGTAGCTGAAACTATTTATAAAATCAAGGAAAACAGATTTACTCAGCCTAAAAATGTTAAAAAATGGCAAATGGTAATCAGTGATGCACTTCATCATTTTCAATACGACTTATCTGCAGTGGTGGAACAAAAAGGGTATCAATTTACAAAAATACCATTTGCATACTGCCACGTAGATTCAAGAACATTGATAAGTAATCGATACAGTGGATGTGATGCAAGAATATATCTAAACATTGGACCTGGTACAATAAACCTACCAATGGATTTAGAAGTTGGTGATGCGATGATCACGACAACAAGAGAAAACACATTTTACTCAAAACCACAAAGTATAGTTTTTTATAGAGATTTAGTAAAAAATGACTAAGGATGCAATAAGTGATCAATGGATACTTGACCTATCTGTTGATCACCATGATCGCGAAATAAGATCCTCAATCTTTAAAGCGTATACTGAATTAAGAAAACCCGTATGGTTTAATGACCATAAAAGGCCAGATGTAAACTATTTATCAGTTTTTACCTGGGATGACGTAAGCTTAGTTAGTTCAAAATCAGATATTTTTCACTCTAAGGAGGGTTATCTTATAAATGACAACTTTGACAGAATGTCTTTTGATGGCTCACTCTTGTCAATGAATGGGGAAGAGCACAAGAACATGAGGGCAATTGTTTCTTTCATATTTACAAATAAAATGGTCCAAGAACTGGAGCCTATGATAAGAAGAATAGCCAAAAAAGCCTTTGAGCAGGTTTTGTCACAAAATGATAAAATTGATATATTTAAAACTGTATGTACAGATATACCTTTAAATATAAATGCAGAAATGATGGGCATGCCGGAAGAGTTGAAGTATGAAATTTTAAATTTAACAAAATTTATAGTTGTAAATGATGATCCCGACTATGGGAATAGTAAACCACTAAAATGGCTCCAAGCGACAAAAAGAATGAAAAACCATGCCCTGTCTATTGGTGAGTTAAACAAAAATTCTCAAAACACTAATATGACGACTATGCTCCTAAATTCCATGGATAACTCCAAGAATCTTACCTTAGAAGAATACTCTCAATTTTTCATGCTATTAGTCATTGCGGGCATGGAAACAACTACTCATTCCCTGGCTCATGGAATAAAGTTGTTGTATCAAAATCCGGATCAACTTGATTTACTTAAAAATAATTTCGACACCTATATAGAAACAGCTTGCGAAGAAATACTAAGAGTTGAACCAACAGTGCTACACTTCAGAAGAACTGCGACTATTGATACCGAAATATCTGGTGTACCAGTAAAAAAGGGTGACAGAATACTTACCTGGTACAATTGTGCGAATAACGATTCGGAAAAATTTAATAACCCCTATGAATTTGACATAACAAGGCCCAAAAGACCTCCCCATACAACCTTCGGTGGACCTGGCATACACCATTGCCTGGGGGCCGGACTAGCTAGACTTGAAATGAAAATATTTTACGAATATTTATTTGAATATATTCCTGAAATAAAGTTAGACCTTGATAACATTAAATATGTTAAAACACGCTGGGCAAATGGTTACAAATCAATGCCACTAAAATAAAAAACCCTATAGGGACAAAAAATAGGAAAAAATTTTAAGGCCCTTTTTTGTTTTACAGTTTTTTAAATAATTTGAAAACTATACATAATTAAAGGTTGAAATTGTTACCATTATAATTCCTAAAAAAAATTCTATCATACTTTATATCGTATAATAAATTTAGAATTTCGTGAGCGGAGACCCAAAAATTTTCTCCATGCTTCCAGTTGTGTAAATCTAAAGTAACAGCTTCACCTTGATGTGGACCGTCACCGGTAAATACGCCTACAGTATTAAAACCAGCTTTAATTATCTGTTCTATCTTTTCTTGTAATTCTTCTTCGTTTTTAGATTCAGCTTTTAGCTCATAATAATAGTCTTTGTAGTCAGTTTCATACTGAATATACGATCTAGTGAAATACTTTTCCCCACCAGAAACCAGTCCTACGGCGTGGAAGTAGGGATTTCTATTTGGAAATTCTGGATAAAGAGGAGATCCTGATGGAAATACTATGAGATCACCTTTTACAGGTTTATAAGGAATAATGCTATCGTCATGATAAAATATAATCTCCCCACCCTCATAGTCATCATTAATGTAAAGATTAGCGGTCAATAAAAACTGACGAGACTCCAAAAACCATTTACCAATTTCATAATCTGTGTGAAACTGCATGGCTAAACCGCCCCATCTTGAATCCCTAGTGTCATCAAGCCATTCGGCTCTAATGTATTTAGCTATATTAGGACTAGTGATTATATGATTATCGGGAATGTTTACTTTTTTCAGGTCAACATAATGGTCGATACAGTTTTTGGTAGCATTGCTGATTACTTCTACAATTTCTCTTTCTGCTAAAGCTACGGGATTGTCAGGATTTTTTTCAACAATGTCATCATAGTCAGCATATTTAACACCTGTTAAAATATTCGTATACGTCCCGAAAACAAACCACTGAGACCACTCTTCTAAAATAAACTCCCCATGACTATTATTCTCACTGTATTTAATCTTGTCCAGCAAAGAGTCAATGTCATCTACAGAATTTTTATATACAATTATTGATGGGTGTATTTCTTCGAAATCCATATAAATCTATATCAATTAGGGCTTCTAAAGTTTGCGTAATGATCAATATCTATTACTGTTGGATCGACCCACCAATCTTCATGTATGTCTTTAAACAAGAGCGTATAGCCCAAACAGTCTAATATCTCTCTTTGGGAATCGCGCATTCCTGCATTTCTAAAATACATATTAGTGTCATGCTCGAAAGTAATAACATTAAATCTATACTTACTTAACGGTAAACTAATTAGTCCTAACAAAGTTGTATAATGATTACCAAAAGGTCTTTGAGCGGGATCATAACCGGCATCTATATCTACCTGCAAAAAATCTATTTGATTGGGAAAATTGTTTTCTTCAAAGTAGCACAGGTAATCAAAACTAAGGGCATCTCCCAAACACGGGTTTGATCTATTGGAAATAAACTCCTGTCTTCTTTCATCTTCAATTTCAAAAGAAACACCCTTCCAATCAAAATCTCTTTCAAGATAATAGGTATTACTGCCATGAGTCGAATGAAATGCTCCCAGTTCAACGTAATATCCATTTTTTTTATATTTATTAATATCTAATACAAACTTTTCCTGTCTGCTATTTCCATTATAATTCATTGTTTTCACTCAACTTCCCAAAAATAGTTTACTGATATTTTTTGACCTTCTATAACTTCCATTGAACCGTGCAGCAGCTTTGCATCAAAAGCTACCATTCTATTTCTTTTAGAATCTATTTTTATATCTAAATCTGGAAAATATAGCTCCCCACCTTCTCCCGGCTGCTCCACAAAGTGAACAGCTGAGAACACATGTATATCATGATTAACACCATCACCATCTTTATGGTAATTATCTACATGATACCCCTTACTTCCACCTACTGGATATATTATAGCACTAATGTGGCTTTTTCTTTTTAATTTAGAAAGAAAAATACCCTCAACGTATCCCTGAATAGTGCCACAATAGTCTTCTATGAGCTTGCCCATTTTATGATCATGATGAGATGTAAACATATTGGCTCTGTCGCCAGAATGATACTCGTAGCTATCGGGATAGCTTTTAATATACGATTCAACTTGATCTATGTTGTCATACATATCATCAATTACAAATATTTTTTCATTTACCTTCTCAATATACTTTAACATAACTATCACAACCTTAAACGCATTTTACCATTTCTGATGGAATCTATCAAGTAAAAACCCTATAGGGTTAAAAATAGGGAAAAATTTTATAAGGGGTTTTTGTTTTTAAACTTTTTTTCTAAATTTGGTTTTTACAGAAAATCTATCCATTCCCTGTTGTAATCTAAGGTGGATAAAAAGTTTTCCTCCATACTTATATCCAATAGGCTTTCAGTATAATGCAAGTGATGATGTAGTCCTGGATGAGCTTGAGTATCTACAGCCGAGTCCCAGAAATATTTTAGATGATCTGGAATATCGTAGGCGTGTTTGCCGCAGGGGGCTTCAAATGACCAATGTGTATCTTCATAATTAAAACAGCCTGTTGAATCAAGACCTTTTATGTATCCAAGATTATAGAAAATATTTTGAGTGTACAAATCCCATGATGATACTGTCACCTCTACTCCCAGACTCTTACAGATGGCTAAACATAGTTCTAAAGTTTTTATAGTGTCATGAAGCTTGTATTCAACCGATGGAAAATATTTCTTTAAATATGTATCATTTAACCAAGCTATACGCTTATTATTTATAGTAAAACCCGCTTTAGGATTGAACTCTAAATGTTTCGTATGCATTGTTTTCAGATCGGTAATCTGCGTCCTAAAAATATCTGGCATGAGGATATAGACCTGTTTCGGTGTTGCTAAATCTTTACAAGAAAGATAGCCCACCAATAGCTCTAGTATAGAAATAATATTAAGGCCCGGTTGTGCAACAACATTAACTTTATTGCCAGTAATTTGCTGAAGCATATAAGGCCAAGTTAACTGATGGGGAATTCCGACAGAAGCAGTAACTGAACAGCCAAGCGCAACAACTTCAGCATCGCATGCTATATCTTCTCCTACTATATTAAGGGAATTTTTTTGGTAGGGAAAATCACCGTATACCACTTTATCAATATTACCGTATTGTTTAAAGAAAAAATCTACTGACTCGGATTCATGATCCACTGCCAGAACCCTTGCCTCTATTAAAATATTATCTATGTTTATACTTCTCATTACTACTCTTAGACTATTCTTACGTGTGGATTAACTTTTTTCCATCTTATTACATCTTTTTCAGAATTTATAAGTGGTTCACCTTTTATGTTTAAACTGGTATTCAATAATATGGGTATTCCGGTATGATTTTCCCATTCTTTTAAAGTGTGATACAGCCCGGGATGCTGTTGTTCGTTAACTGTTTGAACCCTAGATGTCCCGTCAACATGTACAACAGACGGTATTTCTTCAGGTCTTTTACACCTGACTGCATATTGCATGTATGGAGAAGGTTTATCAAGATCAAACCAATCACTAAAAGCATCTTCGGTAACTACGGGTGCAAAAGGTCTAAACATTTCCCTCTTCTTTACCGTGTTCACCTTATCCTTTATGCCTGGATCTCTCGGATCAGCAAGTATGCTTCTATTACCCAATGCCCTAGGGCCAAACTCTGCCCTACCTGAAGCTACAGCTACGACTGACTTAGATTTAAGCTCTGCTAATATTTTTTCAACTGGATACTCTCCAGGAATGTTATGCCCAAGATAAGGACCATTCCAGTTAACATGCTTTTGATCATAGAGCAGAGCTGCACCCAGGCTTGAACCAGCATCACCTGGGTTTGGCATAATCCATATATCGTTCCAGTGTTGAATTAATTTTGCATTGGCTGAGCAGTTGAGTGCGCAGCCACCCATATAAACAAGGTTCTTGCAGCCTGTTAAATTTCTAGCAAACGACATAAATTCTATTAACCTATTCTCAAATACCACCTGAACAGCGGCTGCTATATCAAACTTATCTTGATCTGACCTTATTTTAAACGGGAAATTATTAACTCCAATGTGAAAGTTTTGAGATTGACTATCAAAAGATGGGAAACTATCGTTTATGTATGAAAAATATCTCCCAGGACTGCCAAACCCAGCCATTCCCATAAGAATATATTCCTCTGTTCCAGGAACAAGTCCAAGGAGTTGAGTGTACGCACTATAAAACAGTCCAAAACTAGCGGGATAATTTATAGAGTATTTTTTTTCTATACTAAAACCATTAGCGTACCAAATGGTAGCAGTTTCAAATTCCCCTATAGCGTCTATGACGACCACTGTTGCTTCATTAAAGGGGCTTGTATAGTACCCGGCGCACGCATGAGAAAGGTGATGATCTGATTGATACTCCCTTATACCTTTTAGTGAATCAATATTTTTTTTATATAATTTATTATATTCACCATTTATTCCACCATATATAAGTCTTCTAATTCTTTTGCTAATTCTGTTTTCATAGTAAGCTATAAAATCTGGAGTACCATACGTAAGAGCATCGTTGATCAAGCCATTGCTTATCTGCCAGTCATTTTTAACTCTAGAGTACCTTTCGGAATGACCAGCAAAAAGTATATCAGAGTCATGTATCAAAGCAATAGCGGCGTCGTGGCTACAGTCGTTTATCCCCAGTATCATACGGGCATCCAATCATTAAATCTTTTAGTATATAAACCTATTTGGTTCTTTATACTTTTTATTTTTTGTTATGAGAAACATTATTTTTTTAAAACTTTTTTTAATTCTAAATTTAATTAGATTATAAGAAATATTCACAGTTATTTACCTCTTTCATTACTAGGTTTGCGAACGACTTTAACATCTGGGAGTGGTTCAGATATTATACTTAAAACTCTTTCAGAAATAGGTCTTTTTAGAAATCTTTCAGCGTAATGTAATTGTGCATGTATACCGGGATGTGATTTATCAGCTGCTATAGACCAGTAGTTGTGACCAGACATGGGGTGATGTAGGTGGCAATTTTCATTGTCAATCTTATCCACAAACCAATGAACTGTATTCATATATGAGTCTAGCTCATCGAGAGAGTCAAAATCCTCGATAGTTTTTACCACTTCTGATTCACTCTTATAAATATCATTACACAAAGCTTCATCCGAAATACACAATTTAAGAACCTCGTTCGTAATCATGTCCCATGAAGATACTTTAAGTTCTATACCCATGTTACGACATAGTGACTCAATTCTGCATAGTTCAGATATATTCTGCAGTATACCTGATTCAATCGGGTAACTATATCTTTTACCATACAGACCTCTGTAGGTGTGTGGACCAAGATTCATGTTAGTGGAATAGTCTTTAAAATCTGTAAACCAACTAAAAGACTTTGTGTTAAAAACGTAGTTATCTTTAGAGATAGGATCAATTTCCATAACTTTTAATCTAAAAATATCTGGAGAAAGTAAGAACACTTTTTCTGGCTTACCATATAAATCTATATATTTATAAAAACTGTCTAGGCAGTACGCAATACCCTTTCCTGGATTAGCTAAGACATTGATTGGGTAACCAAGTTCTTTAGATAATATGTAAGGCCATGTCCATTTATGCCAAAGCCCGCACCCAGCAGTTACAGAGCAACCAAGTGCTAAGGCAGGGGCTCCCTCTACGAAATCTTCTCCGGGTATACCCAAATTGTTAACTCTATAAAACATATCCTCAACGGGAGGATGCCAATGTGAGCCATCAGCATAGAAGGGGGTATCTCCCGCTCTTAAGTAATTAACGTCCCACAAATACTCTGTAATTTGACCATTATCAGATGGATCCTTTATTATTCCAACTATCTGAGGTATATCAGAAATTTTGATATTTAAATTTTGAATTGATTTTCTTTTAAAAAAATTCCACATACTAAAACTCATCATCTATATCTACTAGCACATCTTTTAGCTTTATCCCAACTTTATTCTGAAAATCCTTAAAACTTTCTTCATCTGGTGCACCCCAATATCCTATCTCTTTTCCGGTAAGGATCCTATGTAGTCTAGAAGAAGACCTATTCATCGGATCGTCCGTTTTTATTTCATTATAGAAAAACTTTTCTCTTCTTCTATCAGTTAAACGACGCCAAGAAATATCGCCATCTTCATAATTAAATCCATTTTCATCGAACTCTTTACCTTTATGATAAAAGTAATTTAAATCAGGAACAAAAATTCTATAGCCCCTAGATACAGCCCTTAAAGAAATGGCCTCTTCTTCTCCATAAAAGAATATTTCAGGATCCCATACACACTCAGATAAAAAAGATGTCTTTGCAAACAAAAAGTTACCAGAAATTATATGGTGCTCCACAACTCCAGAAACCCTTCTATCTACAGTGGTATGAACTTTATTGATATAGTCATAGTTATCATAAACTATAGAATCCTCATACATAACATCATTAATAATGATACTACGATACAGAATGTCATCATAGCTAGTATTAAATTGCAACCCTAAGCCTAATGTTGATCTTGCAAAAGAATAATTATCTTTAATAATTTCATTATTTTTACCTCTACTAAAATTAGGTATCCTATAACTTATAATAGGCTTATCTGCATATCCAAGCAGTTTCTTAAAGTACTCGACAATATATGTATCCCAGCCCTCATCGAAGATAGTATGAGCATCGACAGCAAGGCAATATTCTTCACCATTGTTTAGATAGTAGGCGTTGATTCTTGCTAGTCCGGTACCCAACAAGTCTTCTGTTAACACCTTAACGTGTTTTACGTTATCAAACTTGCTAAAATCTGTAAATTTATTATCTGTTCTTTGTTCATATATCCCAAAAAATAATCTATCCGGATCATCCGCGTTCTCGATAGCTGATTCTACTGTCGTAAATATCTCTTTTTCATCGAATCCATTCAAGGGAATAAATATACTATCTTTCTGCACTGCTAGACTTCCTGGGTAATAATTGGCCTATCCCAATACACAGACCAATCAGCGTTGGGAGATTTGTTCGGAGTTACTGGACCCCAATTCATACTAACCACTAAACGAGATTCTTCTGACTGGTTTCTGGAAGTCATATGCTGTATAAAAGAATTAAAGATAACCAGTGTACCAACCTCTGGTTTGATACTCTTTACTCCATTTATTATACCACAATAATTATAGGTGAAGACCAGTTCCGCTGAACCTTCTGGAACCTGTGGATAATATGTTACACTGTAATACTCAGACGGATCTAAATGGAGATTTGAGTGATGAGTATGTGATATTACACTTTGATTTTTAACCAGATCAACAGCCCACGTATCATTTAATTGATATTCTTTTCCGAATAAAAATTTAAGCCTGTCTGCCACAGTTGATTCAAGTTTTGAAATTTCAGGAGTTACGGGCATAACCAGATCTTCAAACTGAACAAAACCCCTTGAAACCACACCGTAATCTGGGCAGTCTTGGTCTATTGTTTTAGAATACTTTTTAATATCATTAGATATAATTTCTGGATCAACCTCATCAAGCTTATCGGTCCAAATGCAAAGATCTATTAATGGGATTTGATTAATCTTATTCATAATAAAAATCCCCAGTTGAAAGAGCAGAAGGTGGACTATCCTTATGCCACACATTGACAACCATTACTTGCCTAATGCCAGAATTGGTTACAGTAGTTTCATGCAACCTTCTACCGGCATCAAAGCATATCAACCTGTTAGGGACATAGGCCAATCTTTCTCTTTTTTCTGGCGGAGATGTTAGTCTATCAACATTCTCTCTCTCCAGAGCGTCTTCTGGACTTCCCTCTATCCATCCCTCATGAAGTTCTAGAAAGCCAGGATCTACACTTTCTTCAAAGCCATACCAAACACAACCATATGCTGGAGCATTGAAGCGTCGCTCCTTCTGGTACGCAAAAGTATCTTCGTCTACATGGATCCTTAGATACTGCCCTTGCATAAAAGTTCTAGTCCAGTATTCAAATCCACATATTTCCGAAAGTGGGAAAGGAAGAAAAGATTCATTACCCCATATTTCTTGGACAACTTTCTTACGTAAAGTATCGGCCTCAGAATTCCACCAACCATCCCAAAACATATATGGGGCGTAGCAGTCGGCGGCTTCATCGTGGAAATGGTTATTAGTTTCACCTATATTATAAACATCACCCATTGTCTCAGGAAAAAAGGTTTTATCATTTTTAATTGAATTGATTAGATTAGCATCTTTGATAAAATTATCTATAACTATCATCATGCCTCACTCATTATGCTAAATGTATACTCATCGTGTTTGAACCCCCATCTTCCAGTAAACTTTCTGTCTTCGGAAGAAAAACCACCTAAGACAGCATGGTAGCAGCAGAACGTATCAACAAAGACTAAATCACCTTGACTCCATGATAGGTAGTGAATCACTTCAGGGTAGTCGTCCTGCACGGCATCTGACACACCTGGAATATCATCAAAGAATCTTTCTTCCTTTGCGGTCGGCTTTTTGCCATCAACGGAATGAAGACAGTCACCCCCTCTTGGGCTAAGCCTTAAGCACATGTCGCCTGTTACCGGATGTTCTGCTATAGCAGATCTGATTTCGCTTGAAAAGGAATTCCCCTTTTCATCTGGATCACTAGATTTTACTTTAACTTCACATTTCTTTAAAAAATTTAATTGATCCGCTGATAGTAGATTAAGAATGTCGGCACTATCTATAAAAATTGTTCTACCACTAGTGGTTTCGCATGAAAAGCTATGCATGTTCCAGCTTCCAATCACAGGAGGAGTACTAGACTGAATATGTTCTAGGTGCCAATCTATTAAAAGTATATTAGGTTCATTTATTTTTTTAGAGGTAACGTGAGAATGATCTTCATCATAAGAGAAATCTAATATCTTGTTGTGCTCTGGTGCCGGAAAATATCCCAGTCTGGAATGGAACTGTTGAGATATTAGCCTGTGCTGATCTTCTGTAATGTTTATTTTCTTGAACTGTAAAACTTTGTTTTGTTTAAATAAATCTATATAATAATCTATATTTGACTCTAACTCATCATAAGATGTATCTATCTGAACTATGCGCATGTTGTACTATATTCCTTTAAGGCTGTAACAATTCTTTTTACCTGATAAGTTTCAAGAGAAGGATATCCAGGTATACTAACCACTTCCTCGCAGCAGGCGCTGGTATTCTTTAGATGTATTTTATCATTATACCAAGCTGGCTGCAAATAATCTGGAGTAGGGTAATGGATAGCTGTACCGACACCCGCCTCACTCATGTAATGACAAAAGTCTTTTCTATTTTTGACTCTTAAAACACTTAAATGAAATATACTAGTGGCGATGTTGCCAACCCAGGGTAAGTTGGGTAAAGAATTTTGATAAATCTCATTTAGTATTTTTCTTTTAGTATTATTGTTATCTAGTAACTGCAATTTTTCTACTAAACATGCGGCCTGAAACTCATCCATTCTTGAGTTTATTCCATCTTTGGTAGAAGCAACAAATCTATTAACCCATCCATACTGTCTTAGGATTCTTACTTTTTCGGCTATTCCATAATCCGAAGTGCAAACTGCCCCTGCGTCACCATTTGATCCAAGATTTTTTGTTGGATAAAAACTGAAGGCTGAGCAGTCCCCCATAGAGCCAGCCCTTACTCCGTTAATTTCTGAACCGTGAGCTTGTGCACAGTCTTCTATTATCATGATATTACCTGGAAGATTTTTCCTAATTGCTTCCACGTCAACACATTGACCATATAAGTGAGTTATGATAATAGCTTTAGTTTTATCTGTTAAACTTAAATTAATCATCTCGGGTTCGATAAGGCAGTGTTCATCAACATCTATATAAATAGGAGTTGCTCCCAGCCTGGATATAGCTAAACTTGAATACCCCCCAGCGTTTGCTACGGTCATAACTTCATCGCCAGCAGTAACGCCACATGCAGCTAGACATATTTGAATGGCATCTGTTCCATTTGCTAACCCGCAACAGTATTTAGTTCCAATATAATCAGAAAACATAGATTCAAATTGATATACATATTTAGAATTTAAATATAATCCTGAATCTATAATATTAAATATGTTAATCTTTATCTTATCTTCTACGGATTGAAAATCTTTCCTAGGATTATGTAACGGTATCAACTCCATATATTTAAAGGTTACCCCATTTGTGGTGGGGCACTGTGAATCCGCCCTGAAGCCTAGTAAAGACTCTTTCGCCATCTTTCCACCCGGAAGAATATGTGTGCAATAAGTTTGTATTATCCCATATGATAGCTTTACCTTCTTGCCATTCCCAGGTGATCCAATTTGAATTGTCATGAAAGTAGTCATCGATAAACTCTTCATACTCTGACTCCAAGGACATATCTTCAGCAATAACCTTGTGTTTATAGCTAGTGAAAGCAAAGTTATCTATTCCGGTAACTGGGTGACTTATTATTCCTGGCATGTTTCTTAAGGGCCATCTTTTTCCATCCCAGTCTATACCGTTAACTCCACCAGTATCTTTTTCACCGATTAAGCCTACGACATGTATTTGCTTCATCCATTCCCTTATATGATCTGGAGTTTGCTGTAACATTTTTTCTCTGTCTAAGAAAAAAGTTTTACCATACTCACCTGAACACGTGAAGACGTCCATGACCATGCCTATCAATCGACATACTGCCAGGTTAGGGTTAGCTACTTCAGCGATATCGGAGTGAATGTTATACCAAATAAAATCTTTATGTTCGTTTTCGTAACCTTCAGGAGCAATCCTCTCTTGTCCATTGTGCTGATTATTTGGACTGACGACAACCTGATTTGCTTCGCAATCTGCCATGTGCATTATTAAGGTATTTAATCCAACTTCATTAAATACACTAAATTTGTTGAAGCCAATTATTTTTTCCTCGATAAATAAGTTCCTAAGATAATCTATCTTATGAGGTATGTCATCATCTTTTAATTCATCTAAAACTATCATAACTCTTTAAGACCAACTTTCTGAGAGTCAGATATTAGGTCTGGCATCCAGATCTTATACGGATTGTCTGATCCTATATATTCCTGATCGTTAGAGAAATCGACACCATAACATGCCATAGTTAAAAATGCATATCGGGCCCCTTCAGTCACGGGGAACACTTCATGTCTTCCAATATAGTTAGAAGGATATATTAAAACAGTTCCAGCCTTAGGCGCATAGACTGTTCCTATATTGGGGAAGTGCATTTCTCCACCCTGGTAATCTTCGCCACAGTTATTCAGATACAAATTGACACTAGTACTATTGTGCATGGAAACTTGATTTTGTGGACGAGTGCCCCAATCCCATGGTACCTGATCATCACAATGCGGACCTATATGTTGACCATCCTCGTAGCCAGCAATATGGCCTCTGGGTCTCCACCAGGCGGTCGTAGCAGCGTCAGGGAAATAAGCGCAGTACTCAACCAGGGCATTATAAATTGCGTCTTCACATTGCTGAACAAACTCCACCCATTCAGGTTTAGGTTCACGGCCTACTTGCTCACCTTTTAGATCTAAAAATCTTTGAGGTGCTAACTGAACATCGTCTACCTTAAACTTGAATCCAGTCTTATTCTTGGCATATTTGATACCGTCTTCTTCATAGTAAGTAAAACTATCTTCCTCATTTTTCTTAAGCCAAGATGTATACTCCATAAGTAGGTTGTTGTCTACTTTTATAACATCTTCGCATGCGACGATTCCCATTCCTAAGTGTTCTGATTTCACAATATTCCTTTACGTATTTAAATTTGTTACCTTATATTGATCTGAACTTGTGTCATAGCCCTTTTCTTGCAGGTAAGATCTGTAATCTTCTCTCAAAGTAGGTAGATAAACATTGGTACTAATTCTACCCAACTCTGGCTCTTTAACTGGGTCACATACAGCTTCATACACATCTGAATTAGGTGTACCTTGACTATACCACCCCAAGTAACTGACCCTATGCCCTTTCCCTACTGGCTTAACCTCGTGTGCAGCCATATAATTTGAAGGAAACATCATAATATCTCCGGCCTGCGGTTTATAGTCTATATTTAAATAGTTGAAGTAATGATGACCTTCGGTAAAGTTATTCTCGCTTAATTCATCTTCTGAATCAACAGAATCATTTACATATACTATGCAAGATATCACATTGCGTAAAGCTAACTCATTAGATGTTTGGTGGACTCCGTAAATATACTCTGCACTTATATCAGAATGCGAACCCAGGTAAACGCCATCCTTGTACGATACAACATGACCCTTGACCTTCCACCATACACAGTTGTATGCTAGGGGAAATAGTTCAAAATATTTAAGTAAGTATCTATCTTTAGACTGCTCTAAAAAATCAAATAATGTATGAACTTCCTCCCTACCATCTTGATGCATCATAGATGCTCTTCTGGGCATTGCGTCAACTGACTGCTTACTAAACAGGTAGCCACTCTTATTTATGTAAGCTTCCTCACCAGTCTCGGGATCAATAGTTAACTTATACATATCGGCGTGCTCTTCATCAAGAGCCCTACAGAATATCTCGTAGGTCCAGTCATAATCATAGCTTACAGCCCCCCTAAATATGACTACACCTCCACCAAGATGCTCCGCATCTACATCATTGAAAATCAACTGCTTACCTCTTCTTTTGTATTGGAACTATGAAAAATTCTATTTACAGGGAGAAGTTTATGTTCATCATAATTTTCTCCATAGTATTCTATCACATAATTCTTATAGTCGCTAAATAGGTTTGGCATCCAGGTTTGACCACTAGTTTTACCTGGACTAGGTTCGGAAACATTCACACCCCTATCTGGATCAGATGACCCCTGACCAAAGTATTCTAGAAAAGCATACCTATTGCCTAGAGAAACACCAGCTACTTGATGAGTGCACATATAATTTGCTGGAAACATAAGGATATCACCCTTACTTGGAACATATGTTACTCCAGCGTAGGGGAAGTGTATCTCTCCACCAACAAAGTTGTTTCCTTCAATTGTATTTTTTGAAGAATTAAAATATGTAATAGCGGCTAACACATGCCTAATACCAAGTTGAAAATCTGGTTCAAATCCAGGAGAAAAGTTGATATCATTATCGCAATGAAGCCCTAAGTCTGAGCCGGGCCCATAAGCTAAAACATGACCGTGAGTTTTCCACCATAAACATGGAAGAACCATAGGATATATTGATGCATACTCGATCATAGATTGATATATTGCTAGTTCACATTCCCTAAAGAAAGAAGTCTGCCAATCTTCAGTGCAAGATGAGTAGAAATCTGTGATTCTACTACAATTTTTATCTATATCCTCAAGCTTAAACCTATGACCACTTTTATTTGTAGCATAGAGAACATGACCTTCGTCATCATAAACGTACGAATAGTGTTTTTTTCTCGCCTCTTTTTTTAGAGACAAAAGAAAATCTGCTAGTCCATCAGGTACATTGATTTTATTTTTAAATAAAACTATACCAGAACCCAGTAGCTCTGCGCCTATGGGTAACATGATTACCCCTGATCTATAGCTACTGGATCAGTTCCACAGTTTGCTGAATCACCTGTGTCCAAAGACTCCGCTTCGTGTGTTTCTCCGTACTGAGCTACGCATCTGCCTTGATAAACCGGGTTAAGACCTATGTAAGTTTCCTCTCCCGTAGTAAACCTAGAGTATTCCGATTTACAATATCTCTCATAATCATCATATATTGTATTCATCCACATAGCTGGGCACCACTGTATCGAATCTTGTGGTTCGACTATCTGGATATTTGCTTCTGCGTGACCGGAACCCTGACCGAAGAAAGATAGATAACTATAACGAACACCTCCGGTCATTCTGTCAACCTCATGTGAAGCCATATAATTAGTTGGAAAAAATACTATATCACCTTTTTGTGGCTTGTATTCAACATCTAGGTGGAAAAATCTAAGATGACCACCCATAAAAGTATTTCTACCATCCATCTCTTCTTCTGTGTCTACACAATCATTGAGGTAAACTAACGCACCACATGTTTGTCTAGCAGCCATTTGGCCTCTTGGCATGTATCGAACGCCTTCGGTCACCTTATAGTTTGTATCATTATCGCAGTGTGCTCCAAGGACACCATCACCCTCGTATCTTAATATATGGCCACGATTTCTCCACCACAAGCAGCCGACTATTAAAGGATAATAATCAGTGTATTTAATCAGGCACTTGTAAATCGTATCTTCCATATTGTAAAAGAAGTCACGAACAACGTCTGGGGTTTCATCATGAATAGGATGAAGAATTCTTACCGGAGTTGCAGGAATATCTTCTGGTCTATACCTAAACCCATCTTCATTGATACCATAGGTTTCACCATCTTCAGCCTCAATATATTCCCACCTATGATGATGAGATATAGAAGCCATGTGGTCTAAATAATCAAAAACTGGTTCTCTATCGAACTTAAGAACATCTTTAAACACTAGAATACCCGGACCAATTACATCAACTTTGTAGCCTGATATTTCCTTAATATCTTCATCGGTTAATTTTGGTGTGTCAGGAAAAGCTGTATTAGCAACGTATCTTTTACCGACTTCATTTTCACTGGCTGGATCAAAAGTCTGATCCTCTAAAACATCATTAGACATTATAACCTCTTTCTACATTAAACATTATACCACACAGAAAAGTAGCTATCTATTTCTTTATGCAGATTTGATACCCAATACCATTAGGCATGTGGTAGGTTGTTATGTCATTTCTTCCTAAAATGGTTTCAAAAATTTCAACTATTGGCTCCACATAAAAGTCATCGGTATATAATCTACCTGACTCATTAGCGTAGGCAACATACAGAACTCCACCCGGGTTTAATCTATCTATGTAGGCATTTAGCAATTCATCGTCATTAACTATAAAATAAGTTGGAACTATTACCATATCATATGTCCCAGAAAAGCTTTGATCCAATATGTCGCTGGAGTCGACAGTGCTATATGGGTATGTGGGTGTGTGCGAACTAGCATCTCTGACAAAACTCTCATAGTAGTATAGCGCTTCATTGTTTATGAATGTTATATTAGCGCCCCTATCAGCAAGAAGCGCTGAAACCTTGAAGTAGGCATCGGCTTCACAAATTAGGACCTCAGATGGATTAAGCATATCTATTACCATTTCTGCGTATATGCCCATAGCTAACTCCATATGATCTTTCCATCCATCTACATTTGGAGAAAATATATCCCATAGATTTATTCTTGGCTCCGCACCTGTTGCTATAACTCTTCTATCAATATTTGATGAAGCTACAAATTCTGAAACAGATCTTGCGACGTCTTGTATAACCTCCCAAGGGTCATAGTCCAAAGAGGAAGAAGAGTTTTTCTTTAGCTGATTAGTGACAGCAGCCATCATTAAGAATTTATTATTTAATACTTCACGCATTATCTCTAACCGCCTTAGCTACATTGTACCTATACCAATGCCTTCTTGCACTGGAGACCAACCTAATATTCAAGGCATTAAGTTCTGTGCCCCCAGCAGTAATAGTGTAGACACCATTATCCATATCTAACCTAGTAAAAGGTATGGTACCTCTTACGCCTGCGACTATTTCATCTATGGTAAGCTCTGAAATATCTACATCTGACATACCTATGTAGGCAAGTATTTCGTATATTTTATCTTCACAATAGGAAATTTCTGCATCAGCGTTATAGGTGTTAGTGGGACTTGCGGGATCGTAGGATCTTAATGTCACAGGAATCTCCTATCATCTATAGTTTCTTTGTCATCTATAACTTCCCCAGAATCAAATCTTACACAGTTAAAGAAGCTTGAGTCATCAGTTACCCAGGCTAAATTGCTTGGATTAAATCTTATAGTTCTGTTTTGTAGTTCGTTTTTATCTATTGGATCCATAGAGTTTTCTGACTGACCGTACAACTCTTCACTCGCCCCACTTGCTCTAGCCATAGACTCTAATGTGTAGTTTGTCTTAAGTATCTTTTCCATTATATCAAACCAATAAAGATTGCAGATTATTGTACATAGAGACTAAAGAAACATAAGCCTTGTAGTCTAAATGATCTTCCGTAACCGGTATCTCGTAATCGGAACCAAGTTCTTCGGCGCTTACACCTAGCGCCATACGCAATGAAGAAATTGATACCTCTAATAGATCAATACTCTTCTGTCTAGATTTATCTGAAATAGCCATTAAAACTCCTTTATAATTATAATCTAGATAATACAGCCTTGTAATCATGGGCAAATGTGATTAATTCCATTATACCCTTGCACCAAGCAGTGAATTCTGCGGGACACTCTGGCTCTTCTACATTTATCTGACAATCGCCAGTTTTAATCTGCTGAGCTAAAGATTGATCCGGTAAAGACATCAACGCACCAACTACCTCATCGGTTGATTCGTTTAAATAATTTAAGCCTAGCGCATTTAAAAAATCATTAGCCATAACAGCCATATACTCATCATAACCATGCTCATTGTAAGCCCATTGCCACTCAAGGAGAGTTTTAAATAACTCATGCATAGTCGGGTTTACACAATATGGAGAAGATGTAATCATGGTTTCATAATAATGTCTAGAATCAAAGTCCATAAAGGGTCTACTTATATTTGTATAAATTAATGAACCTATTCCACGTACATCAAGATAAGATTCATGCTCAGTTATAACTGCTAGTATATTTTCTTCTACATCTTTTCCAGAAGTGTGATCAAGATTATTGTCAACAAAATAATCACCAGGAGTATAAGAATCAAGACCATCAACCCTATAAACTTCAGAGATCATATTCTGATAGAAGCCTTCATCTACATCGCATGACATAAAATCTCTATTGTTCTGCAGTGTCCAAAGATTACTCTCAACACCTACAGGGCTAGACTTAAAAAATCTTACCTCTTTTTTAAATCTATCCCCATCTTTTACCGGATTAATGGTATCACTTCCACGAGTCATAAACAAAGAAGATGTAATCATTGGATACAGCAGAGGTGTTTCTGATCCTTCTGGAGCAATAAACCAAGCTGGATCTATGCCTTTTAAGGCGCATGAATCTAATATTTTATTTTTAAGAACATCTATCTTACTGGTTAGAAGTTTTGTGGCTAACGTTGACATGATTACCTCCATGTATACTAGTAACTTAATTAGCCCAATATCTCATTTATGCACTCTCTAACTGTCCAGCTTTCACCGGTTGTAAGAGGCACTGTATCGAGTGGCATTGATTGCCAATTAAATCTTCCAATCATAGTTCCTGATCTACCGACAACAAACATCTCCCAGGCATGAGGTATTCTAGCCAGGGCTGCACCTTCCTGATTCCATCCATCTTGCGCTTCCTGAGAGTTGTCGGCCATGTTGTCAGACTTGTTTCTTAGAGCTTTACCCTTCAATAGGGAATAAACTTCACATTCATCTGGCCCATTAACATCAACCTTTTCAGCTATAGGAAAAGTAACGAAAGGATATGTTTCTTTCATGAAGGAACTTATCTCCTCATTTGTACCAGTTTCCATTAGACCCTGAACAAACTGATTACAGGGAAATGCAACTACGCTAAACCCTCTATTCTCAAACTCTTCTTGTAGCTTTTGCAGCTGCCAGAAATGCCTAACAGATCTTGCGTATGACCAGAAGGTGGAGCACTGTGGTGTGTAGTTATACTTAGAAACTGTATTAACTATAAGAGTAACTTTACCCTTGAATTGCTCCATAAAATTATCTTCGCCATCTATTGACTTAACTGGCACATCGTAAATAGACATTATATTACCTCACACTTTGCTTCAATATATACCTGTTCCAAAAGTGGATCTTCCACCTTTATTACACTGCTATCGCTACCTAGGGAAAAGATTAACCTACAATCAAAAGGAACGGTCAGATCCCCTTCTGCCAACAAGCCCTTTTCATCATTAAAAACTATATTTAAATCTGCAGAACCTTTAAATATAGATAAGGTTAACTCAGTATCACTTTTCTTCTCAATAGAAAACTCTTCATCACCAAGCGGCGTAATTACTTTCATCTTAGATGGGATGCTATCCATTGTATTCAACCTCTTTCATTTCTGGTTCTTGCAGGTCGGGTAGACCATCATGTCTAGGACCTATTCTTTCACCTTTTTCATTTAATCCTGTGCGTATTCCGTTCATCCACGTCCAGGGCTCATCACGAAGCTTTTTCATCTTGGCCTCGCTGTAGGACATTCTTTCATCCATAAGATCTGGTTTATCCCAAAGGTATTCAACCTCAACTTCCATTTCTGGCATCAAGTTAGAGGGGTATACTGAAAAGAATATGAACGGCATCCCTGCAGGAAATACCACTGGCTCATTAACCTTAGTTATCTTCCAACCAGCTTGAACCTCATCTGGCCACCAATCAGAGGGGATGCTAGCCGTAAGTGGTACAGCGCCATCAATAAAATAGTTTGGTGAACCACTAATCCATGTATGATATCCAGGCTCTGTCTTAAAAGCCCATCCAATATGAAAATCGATCATACCTATCTTATTGCAATTCGCAATAGTTCTACCACGGTAGACATCACCTTCAACGATTTTAGGGACACTGTTGCCACCTTCCCAAGTGACAACAATGTCCTGCTGCAAAATGGCTTCCCAACCATTTACATTTGCAGCACTGAGTGGAAGACATCTATAAGCATGTTTGTTATAGGTGTCATCCATCCAGTCTCTTTTCAGTCTCGACTGCTTTATTTCAGGCGAGATCTGATGTGTTCTTATTAAGGTAAGCTTTGACATTATTTAGCGCCTGCCACATATTGTTGATATTGACCCATATTAGCCATGTCCCCACCATGGGTTTGCCACTGCCTATAGCTTTCCATCGCATACTTTTGGATCTCTTCTAGTATTATCTCCCTAAGTCTAACCTCATCCATGTTGATCGGCTCATTACCCTTCTTAAGGGTCGCTGACCCACCAGACTTTACCACCGGCACTTCGTCAGCATTAAAAGAAGGTTTCTCTGGCTGCGAATACGACTGACCAAAATCTCTGGAGAATCCACCATGCTGATGAGCGTCATCATTATAATCAAACATTGTTACAGCACTATACTTTATACCTGAAGTAACTGGTTTTGAAGCGTGGGCAAACAAAAAGGTTGACGGGAAAAAAACGCTGTCTCCAGCTTTAGGATAGTATGTTAAGTCCAGGTAAGGAAAATACAACTCTCCACCTTCGTAGTCATCGTTCAGATATGTAACACAAGACACTGTGCATATGTAGGAGAACCCATGATCAGTATGGGTACTGAAGTGCTCGTTTACGCCGTATCTGACAAAGTTAATAGCCTCCATATAGTTCATTGTTATGCCATATGCCGAGCAGTAATCTTTTAAGCATTCCTTTTGTGCTCCGGCTACCGATGTATAAACATCAATAATATCAGAAAACTCTTCTGGAGTACCAGATATATACTTATCATCCATCTTAAAATCGACACAGTCCCTATAGTCTGGCATCTTTACGCCTTCGCCAACAAGAGAATCATGCCACTTAAAATAGTCATGAGTACTATCACGAAGAGCTGTCTCCAATCTAATTGGAACATTAACTTCTGGTGATACAGAATCATTATATACTACTATCCCCATTTTGGGATCTCCTAGGTATTCTTTTTTCACTTTGTCTCCTTATTTAGTATGTGCCAAAATCCAGTACATGCTGATCTATCTCCAGATTCTACCTCAATAACGGTATGCATGTGGTCTTCATCTGAGGGAAAGTATATTGCTGAACCAGCCAATGGCTGTATTTCAATATCCAAGTCTGGGAACACTAAACTACCTCCCTCAAAATTCTCTGTCAAATAAAGTATAGAGCTTATATCTCTGCTTGGGAGCCCACTGTATGTAGGTAAATCAGACCAGCAATCTGCATGATATTCGAGAACCCATCCGGGAGTATATCTAACAACAGTACCAATACCCTCTTCACCCACTGTGCAGTTAAAATCTTTTTCTATATTTTCTTTTATTATTTTATTTTTTTCCTCTAGAATCAAGGAGGCCATACAACAGCTGCTTCCCTCCCCAAGAATCTCTCCCTGTTCTCCCACTTCGAAAAACTGATTGTCACTAAGCTCATCTTTGTTCCAGACAGCTTCACCTATGCAGTCGTGTACGACCTTTAATTCTTCATGAGTAAATAAGCTAGCAATAATATATATATCTTTTATCTTAATTTTTCTCATAGAAGCTCCGTGATGGTATAAAAAGAGGGTGTAGTCCATCTTTCACCCTGAATCACAGGCTTAACACCATGCAGGTAGTGAATATCACCTGGATGAGCAACAGCTAGACCCGGTTTTATCTTTAGCTCAATGTCAAACTCTGGGTAATAGAATTCTCCACCCTCAAAGTCTTCATTCCAGTATATTATGGAATTAATATCATAAGTAGGAAATGGATTTGGTGATCCATCATTCAACTGTTTATCAGCATGAGGTTGCTGCTCGTTACCCGGTAACCATCTAATTAAAACTGGCGGTCTCTGATATAACTTCACTTTAAATTTATCTTCAAGCGCTCTTTGCATCTTGACAATATATGAATCGATGAGATTATATATATCAGGATTTAATTCACCTATTATTCTTCCAGAACACATTCTGTCCCACCAATACGATGCGTCGTAGGTGCAAGTACCATCTTCGTTGAACTCATCTTCCATAGGATTCTCCCACTTATCTATAGTTGGAAAGAAGTCCTGAAGGATTTTGAGATCAGACGGCTCCACGAAGTCTTCAATAATAAGTATATTATCTAAAGAGTCACCAAAATGACCAGGCTGAATTAAAGATTTTTCTTCCATAAAAACAGTATACCACAACCTACCCCGGACTATCAATCCGGGGTAGGTTTACTTCTCACTTAAATGATGGTGGGAAGAATGGCGGGAAGAATGGTGGGAAGAATGGCGGGAAGAATGGCGGGAAATAAGGTGGGAAGTAAGGCGGGAAGAACGGTGGGAAGAACGGTGGGAAATAGGGTGGGAAGAACGGCGGGAAGAACGGTGGGAAGTAAGGCGGGAAGAATGGTGGGAAGAAAGGTGGGAAGAACGGCGGGAAGAAAGGCGGAAAGAACGGTGGGAAGAACGGTGGGAAATAGGGCGGGAAATAAGGTGGGAAGAAAGGCGGGAAGAAAGGCGGAAAGAACGGAGGGAAATAGGGTGGGAAATAGGGCGGGAAGAAAGGCGGAAAGAACGGGGGAAAGAACGGAGGGAAATAGGGAGGGAAATCGG